GCGGGGTCACTTCCTTTCTGAGGAGAATTAAAAAATCCGCAATCAGTTGAAAGCACAAGGTTTCTGTGCTTTGCACATCAAGTTTGACTACCATTTTGACTACTTGCCCGTCTCGCAAGCACATTTTCCACTTTCTTAACAGCGCTTTCCTCCTTCTTTGCTGTGAGGTGTGCGTAAATCCTCATTATCATTTCCTCGTTTGCGTGTCCCATCCATTTTACAGCAGTCTTAATATCAACGTCAGCGTCGTAAAGCATTGTTGCGAATGTGTGCCTACAATCATGCTGACGTATCACAATTTTTTTCTTGGCAACCGATGACAAAAAGCTCAAATATCTGCGCCATTCCACATCCACGTCGTTCATTGACATTTTTTGCCATCTTTGGGCGTAAAAATACTACCGTGCTTGCCTGTTAGTGCCTTCCTCAGTGGCAGGAACAGGGGAACATCACGGATTCCTGCTTTTGTTTTTGGCTGGACGATAACGCACGAGGAATGTTCGACGCGCAGAGAGTGCCGAACGTGAATTACGCCATTCTCAAAATCAACGTCCTTGTCAATGTCGAGTGCAAGCGCCTCACCACGCCGCAGCCCTGCATAGAGCATCACCATAGCAAACAGTCCCATCGGATTTTCTTGGTGTGTATCTTCGATTATCTGCACTTCCCAATCTTCAAGGTTGCGGTGCGTTCCAACTTCGCCTTTCGCTGGCTTGATGTTTTCGCATGGATTTTTTGTTACAATCCCATCACCTAACGCGGCACGGAAAACCGCTCGTACCGTCATTGCTACTTTTTTTCGTGTCGCATCCCCACGATTAGCAAAAGCGTTGTATAGCCGCTGTATGTCCGACGGCGTGATTAGTCGCATCTCAACTTTTGGCAAGATTGACGCAATCTTGTTAAGCCTTGCCGCATAGTCATCATACACCTTCGCCGTTACCTCGCTCTTGTACGTCGGCAGCCACTCTGCCGCGTACTCGGCGAACGTGTACTTTTCCCGTGGTTTCCTGCCGTATTTTTCCTGCTTTTTGTACTCTTCGCGGGCTGCAAGGGCTTCGGACTGCGTTCGCCCGTAGAACGAGAATCCTTTATATTTACAAACATAACGCCCGTCTGGGCGCTTTTTTAGTGTCTGGCGTGGCAAGTGTATCACTCCTTTTCTCTCATTGTGCCGCAAAACGCAGCAAAGTGCCATCGTAAATTGTGAACAAATTGAAAACATTTTGCAAACGCACGGAAAATTTTTAGTCATATTCCGCAGCGCGTCAGCATATGGTATTGCGGTGGACGGTAAAAAATACGCGGCTGGAGAGGAAAATATGCCTGTTTTTGATAAAAAGTTTGTTGTTAAAACGCTCGTCGAGAAGGTGAAGGAACTGCCGGATGACCTGCAAGCGGAATTTTTCGCGTGGCTGGGAAGGGAAATTTTTGCAGAGAAAATGAGCCGCAAAACACACAAAATTAGAAAACGCGAAGAAAAATAAAAAAAGCGAATAGCTAAGCTATTTTAATTTTTGCAGTTTTGCACCGTAATAATTTTGTAACATTTTTCACCTTGAAGGTCAAGGAAGGTCGAACTTGGATGACGATTTTCAATTTGCAAAAACGCCTGAAACGCAGTAATTTCAAGGCTTTGCGCCATCTCTGAAATGGAATCAGCTAAATAATAAATAGCTGAGCTAAATAATAAATAGCTGAGCTAAATAATAAATAGCTGAGCTATGTATAAAAAGAAAAGAAATAAAAGAAATAAAAGAAATAAAATAAAAAAAGAAAACAACAAAAGAAAAATGCGCTGACGCGATTTTTTGCGGTGGCGGCGGTCTTTTTTTGAGCACCATTTTTGCGGATATCCACAGCATGGTCATCTTCGTGGCTTCGCGCAGATAATTTCGGAGCAGACCATTTTCGTGACTTCGCGGAAATGGTGCAGAAACCATTTTGTTGACATCAACAAAAAGCAACGGTCAACCGTCTTTTCTCACTAAAAAAACAGGGACTTGACAAGACGGATTTGCGGATGTATAATCACACTCACTTCTCTGCCTTGCTTTCCCTGCTGGTTACTCTTGCTGGTCGCCCTTCTCAGCATCCCCCTTGTCCGCCATGCGCTTTAAGCTATCACGTTCCCTGCGCTCCTGCCGCATCCGACGTTCTGCTTTCGCGGTGAGGTACTCAACGTAGTCCATCGCTTCACGCACAACGTCATCCGGCGCACCCATCAGCTTGGCGATAATCGCCTCGCAGGTTGCGTCGAGGATAGGGCGGTCAGACGTTCCATGCGGGTTGCCGGACAGTCCGCACAGGTAGTCGGTGGTCACGCCGAGCACTTCAGCGAACTTCACGACGCTGGTAATCTCCGGCGTGATGGTTCCACGCTCATAACAAGAATACGTCGCTTGCGACACTCCAACGATGCTTGCCATTTCGGCTTGCGTCTTTTTTTTTCCCTTTCTCGCTTCCTTGAGCCTATCTCCAAGCATAAAAACACCTCAAAAATTTTTTTTGCGCATTACCTTGACATATAAAATTGAGTATGCTATTATTAGCATTGATAATAAGCATTGATTGGAGGAATTTGGAGGGATGCGGATGCAGAATCGCTTGCGGGAGTTCCGCGCAAAGAAGGGCTTTACGCAGATGCAGCTTGCGTGCAAAATCGGATGTCAGCCGGGACTTGTATCACAGTATGAGAGGGGTGTATATTCCCCGTCACTGCATAACGCTATCCGCCTTGCCCGTGCGCTTGGCACGACGGTCGAAGAACTCTTCGGGGGTGAGGTCGATGGCTGAGAAGGTGCGGCATTTTCTCCACGTTGCAGAGGGACAAGACATCAGCGTCTCCGCGCTGTCCGAGAAGTCAGGAATTCCGAAGTGCATGATGTACCGCTACGCAAACGGCGACGCAAGCCCGAGGATTAAAGCCATGCGGCGGATTGCGAATGCGCTTGGGTGCGACATTGCCGAGGCATTTCCGGAGGTTTTCACCGTTAAGCCGCAGGACATCAAGACGAAGAACATCAAGGCAGGAACACCCATTAGCACGGGGAAAATGGCGCGAAGATACGGACTAACAACTGCCGCGCTGAATGATATTCTTCAGCGCGCCGGAATCCAGCAGCAGATGCCGGACGGCTCATGGCGCGTTACAGGAGATTATACAGCCGCGGCTGTATATAGGGCGTGGAGAGATGAGCATGGCGATGTACGCTTGCTGACGTTCTGGACGACGAGCGGACAGAAATGTGTCCGAGATGTTCTTGCCGCTTACGGATTTCGGATGGCTGGCGTGAACGTGGGGTCGTCGGAACGCCCGACAAGATAGTCGAGCGACACGCCGTAGAAGTCGGCGAGGGCTATCAGGCAATCAAAAGACGGCGAGCGTTCGCCGTACTCATAACGCTGGTAGCCCAAGGCTGACATTCCAACGGCGGAATAGACTTGTTTCTGCGTCAACCCGCGCTCATGGCGCAGATGCTTTAATCGTCCGGGAAAATCCATGAAGCACCTCCAAAAAACGCTTGACATAACCGTTTGGTAGTGCTATAATAAGACTACCGAACGGTTATGCAGAAAGAGGGGCGAAGGTTGAGAAACGTTCGGATGGTTGAAGCACGGAAGCTCTGCGGAAAGACGCAGGAAGCCGTTGCGAAAGAGGTTGGCATTTCGACGCTTGCGTTTCAGCGCTACGAGGGTGGACAGCGAACCCCCAACGTTACGACAGCAATTCGCATTGCCGATGCGCTGGGGGGAGTGGACATTAGGGTGTTATTTGGTTGAGGAGGGTGCGATGAGACCGGAGAGATTTCCGCAATCGTACCCGATATAGCCGAGATAATCATCACTGTCTGGGTCTTGAAATAAAACAGTGATTTTCAGCTTCTCTTTGTCGCAAGGCAGCTTGTCCACTAACTTTGATAAAAGGTACTTCTGAAACTCCAAGCATTGATTTAATGCGGCGGAATCTCCATCATTTAACAAGTCGGTAAATATACTGGGGTAAATTGAATCAGTAATGATAGAGTATCCGGAATCCGCAGAGTATACAATCATGTAGTCATCCTTAAAAACCCCGTAGGTGTCAATAAGTTCGCGAAGTATCGCAGGGTTTGCTCCGGCTTTTACATAGTTGTTGTTTTTGCTGATTGAAACATAAGGCGTGTAACATGAAAATTTACCATTAAATGCGGTAAAGGTATAATACGCAGACTCTTGCTTATCTGTAACGTCAACAAACTTTACTGTCAGCTGTGAATGGGTGCTATAATTAAGCCAAATATAGCGTGCGAACTGGATAAAAAGCGAAGTATATCTATCAATGAGTCCTTGAAAAGCGGACGGGTAGCAGTTCTTGTAGGTAACAAAATCGTCGTGGATAATTTTAACGTCAAAGTTGTCCATGTTCGATGATATGGATACAGAGTCAAAAATGCTATCATCAAGGATGGATAAAAATTCGACAACCTGCGTATCTGTAAGTCCACCCTGCACCGGCTGTCTTTCGGCAAACGCGGAAACGCAGGAAGCCATCAGGCAGCAGAGAACCAGCAGAACGGAAACAAACTTCTTCATCGTGAAACTCCTTTCGTAACCTTGGAGGTGTGAACGTGTATCAGAGCAAGCGGCAGTTAGAACCTCGAATCAAAGAAATGCAGAAGCGAATCAAAAGTTTCGAGCAATAAGCGAAAGCGACCTGACCGATACCGTTCCATCTCTTCCAGAGCGTGACGGTTTAACTGCGGTACATAGTCCGGTGGACGTGCTTCAATGTCTGCGGGGCATAGCGGTTGCTCCAAGAAGCCAGATGAACGCAACCGCGCAAGCTGTTCCGCCGAAAGCTGTTTGCCGCGCTGAAAGTCACGGCAGAGACGATATTCTGACGCAAGCAAGGCATACTCACCTCCATTCCTGCATAGGATATGACTGCATAGCAATCAGTCCTGATTTTGAGGGAGGACGATTTCGCCGTGCTTGTCCTCATAGTCCGCGATGTGCTGACGCATCAGCATCTCCAATTCGCGGTTGACGGTTCGGAGGTTCTTTTGCGCAACCACGCGGAACTTGTCAAGCGTCTGCTTGTCGGTGCGGAGCGTAAACTTCGGGAGGTCGGACGGCAAGGGAATCACCACCTTCAAAAAAAATTTCGGGCAGCACCTTGACAGCAAGGTGACGGCACTATATAATAAAAGAGAGGTGACGACACAATGACGGCAGACAGCAGGAAAGTCACACTGCGAATGGGCGCGGGGCTTCATCGCAAGCTGCAAGTCCTTGCAGAGCGCGAAAACCGAAGCGTCAACCAGCAGATGATTCACATCATCCAGCACGCCATTGAGTGGAGCGAGAAGTAGTCTGGGAGACACAGGCGGAAGCGAAAAAGGCTTTGCGCGAAAGCAACGTCTAATTCGCACAAAAACGCCCGCAGGAGCGCTTGCACGTCGGGACTGGTATTTCCTCACCTGACGGGCTGGAAGCGCTCAGAGCACCGTTTTTGTCCTTGTAGAGTGTGTGTCCAGCGCAAACGCGCATCAGGAGCGGGATTTGATGAACTCGATGTACTTCATCACATCCGCACGCTGGAGCGCGGAAAGAGACTTCACCTGTTCTATCAGCGGGTCGAAGTCGGGCGGCGAGAACGCATTCTCGTCGCGTCCAACGAGTGTGTCGAGCGAAACGCCGAGGACATCCGCGATTGCGAGAAGCCGCGTCGGAACGGGGTTGCTTCTTCCAGATTCATAGTTCTGGATTGTAATCTCTGCGACATTGGCGCGTTCTGCAAGCTGTTGCTGGCTCAGCCCGTTCGAGAGCCGCAGCGCAAGCAGAATTTCCGGGAACGGCACGGTGCATCACCTCACTTGCGCGGGTTCGCTCGGACATAGCGAGCATACCGCATAACTTCTTCCCGGTCTGACGGGGCAAGCGCGGAAATCTCCAAGTAGAGCGTGTCCGTTTCTTTGGGAGACGGCGCACCGTCACTGCCGGAAAGATAGTCAACCGTTACGCCGAGCAAGTCCGCCATCTTGCAAAGAAGCTCGACACTTGGCGAACGATTTGCCTTTTGGAGCATCGACAACGCACCTGGAGTGATGCCACAGGAATCAGCAAACGCCGCGTTTGTAATGCCAGCTTCTTTACACAGATTAGTCAGTCGAGAAGCAAAAATTTCGCGTGAAAACATGGTTTACCCCTTGACATTCACACAAAGTGAATGTATAATGTTATCAGAGGTAAGTCAAGAAATTACCTCAAGCAAGAAGGGAGAGCAATGTACAGGCAACTGAAACGGATGCGCGAAGCAAACGGTTGGTCGCGCGAGAGCGTTGCGCAGCGTGTCGGTGTGAATGTACCAATGCTGTGCATGATTGAGACTGGGAAGCGTGACCCGTCCTACAAAGTGTTGGTAGCGCTGGAGGACGTATTTCACACTTCCCACCGAGTACTACTGAGAGAGGAGTGACACGAAGATGCCACACGCAGACCCGGCAGGATTCGTCTTTTTGGGACTGAGCGTCGCAATCATCGCCGCGCTATGGCTGATTAACGAGGTGGCAACCTACATCGCCGTAGAACGCGAAGGACGACGCGAAAACAGAATCCTGCACAAATAGGATAACACACGGAGGGAACGAAAATCAAACACCCCCTCCCGAAGAAGAAAGAAAATCAATTTTTTAGCGAAGAAACTTTACTGGTTGTAAAGTCGGAGAAGGGAGAAAAGTTGTCGAACATCCGGGAATTTGCAGAACGACGCGGGTTAAAAATGGCGGACATCGCCAGAATCACGGGAATCTCCGAATCCATGTTGTCGCTGATTGATAGCGGCAAGAGGAATGTAACACCAAACACCGCAAAGAGGCTTGCGCCGACGCTTGGCGTGAACTGGTGGGAACTCATCGACTAACAGCGCAAAAAGCGCAAAGACAGAAAGGGGTATCACAATGGAAAAGGATTCTATTAAGTCGCGAATTGCAAACCAGCGCGGTTGCGTATCGCGCGGTGACGCGAACAAGACGATTTTCGCCATTCGCCATAGTGCGCGGAAGCTGAAAGCCATGACGCGAGACGAGTTCGCGAAGTTGGGGAACTGGGACGACATTAGCGAGGCATACAGCGCGTATGACGCCGTGATGGAAGCCATGCTGTTGGCGGTTGAGCATGAAATGAACAAGACGGCAGTCGCTGTCTAAGGGAGGAGAAAGAAAATGAAAATCCTGAATCTTGAGAAAATCGTGCCGGACGAGGAAGCCAGGAAGGAACTCTTTGAGCAGCACATGATGGAAACCACGCTGCGGCTCAATGCGCCGCGCATCATCCGCGAACTGGACAATGTTTGCGATAGCAAGCGCACCGCCGACCGCATTTGGAAGATTATCTGGATGGACGTACGGAGCGGGAAGGTGAAGGACTACGGAGCCTTTCAGAAGGTTTTCCCCGGCGAATTTGATGCCTACGTTGTCTACGGAGACATCATGAATAAGCTGCTTGAAGAAATCAGCGACAAGATGGGGGCGCTTTGGAATGACTGACTTCCAACGAGCAACCGGAGTAACGATGCAGCCGGAGGAAGGCGAGGGCTTGCGCTGGTGTCCCATCGACGCGGTAATCGTCAAGCAGATTCGGGCGCATCTGGGAGACAGCGCCGCAATGCGCATCGTCTACGATGCTGTCTGCAACATGGCGGGCATTAACACGCCGGACGACATCACCAAGCTGACGTTCGAGCGGGCGTATAGCCGCGCACTGTCCGAGACGGGGCGGTATCAGGCGGGGGAAATTGACGCACAGGGCAATTTCATCGCGGAGGTAATCGCGACGGCTTTCGCCCTTGCGCCTACTAATATTGTAGCAGATAGGGGGGCTAAGTAAATGCCGGAATTTCGCGGTTATGAGCTGCGAACCGCCAGAGAGCAAGCAGGGCTGCGCTTGTGGCAGGTGGCGCAGGAAATTCACACGTCGGAATCGTGCATCCGCCGCTGGGAGGGAGACGAAGCAGAGCCGTCGCCGGAAGTCATCGACCAGCTTGAAGAGCTGTACAAATGCCCTATGCTGTGGCATCGCTGGATGCTGTCACACAGCGACAGTTATCGACGGCATTACAGCCCTGTCAGCGACACAACCACGATGGGGAGCGTCCTGCGGAATCGCTACGCAATCGAGGACATCTTGCGATTGCAGGAAGCCATCGAGCGCGACGTGAGCGATGATGGGCAAATCGACAACATGATGAACCGAGACAAGTACATCGAGCTCATCAAAAAGGCGGTTGCTTGCCTGTCCGACACGCTTGCGAGGATAGAGAAGCGGGGTGGCGCGAAATGACGCAGTACCTCAACACCGAGCGCGTCGCTGAAATTCTCTGCATCAGCAAGGAGAGCGCCCGGAAATTCATGCGCGAAATGCCTCACGTCTGCATCGGCGGCAAGGCGCACGAAACCATCCGCGTCACTGTCAGCGACTTTGAGCAGGAGATGGAGCGCCGAAAGCGTTACCCGACGCAGGAGCAGGAGAACGAGGTCATCCGCCAGCGGAAGAAGCGCAATGACCTTGTGGCGCGCGGACTGATGAACCCTGACGGCACAATTGCCCGGAGACGGGCATAAAAAAAGCGCCCGTGCCGCGGGTACAAAGCGCGAACACGAGCAGACAGAAAGGGTAATGTGGCGGTTAAGCCACTGCCATTCTAACACAAAAACGAAAGGAAGTCAACATATATGGAACAGTTTATTAACGAAATCGAGGAGAACGAGCAGGAAGAACGCGCGGGGTTTGTTATCGACAACGACCAGAAGGCAGACTGGGCGGTTCGCCGCATCGCGGAGTTGGAAGCCGACACGCAGAAGTGGAAGGACTACTACAAGGCGCAAAGTGAACGCGTGGCGCAGTCCAACCAGCAGAGCATTGACTACTTCACCGCCCTGCTGGAAAGCTACTTCGACACCGTTCCGCACAAGGCGACGAAGACCAGCGAGAAGTACAAGCTGCCGAGCGGCGTTCTGGTTCGCAAGGCGCAAGCGCCGGAGTACGAGCGCGACGATGCGCAGATTATCGCGTGGTGCGCCGAGAATGCGCCGTCCTGCGTGGAGAATGTGCCGAAGCTGAAATGGACGGCGCTAAAAGGGCTGTTTGTAGAAAACAACGGACAGGCAATTGATGAAATTACAGGCGAAGTCGTTCCCGGCATCAAAATCATTCCGCGCGACCCGGTTTTCGCGGTGCAGAAGGGGTGAGGCGAATGGCGAGACGCTGCTGCCTATGTGGGGCATATCTGGATAGCGGGGAGCGCTGCGACTGCGGATGCAGCCAGACGAACGAAGTGCCGCGAGGGTGCAGGAAGCCCGTGCGGAGGGTTGATGAAGCCAGCCGAACGGGGGAAGATTGGCGCTGGGAGAAGCACATCAACGACCAGTATCAGAGATGGTACGAGTGCTGACAGGAGGAACGAGCATGGAAAACGGGCAGATTTACGCCGCAATCAGCGCGGCGATGGCGGACATTTCCGCAATCGGCAAGGACAAGTACAACCAGCAGCAGGGTTTTAAGTTCCGCGGCATCGACGATGTGATGAACGCATTGAAGCCTATCCTGACGAAGAACAAGATTTTCACCGTTCCGCAGGTTTTGGAGCAGACGCGCGAAAGCAAGGTAACGACGAAAGGTGGAGAACTGCGTTATAGCCTCCTCAAAATCGCGTTCCGCTTCTACACCACCGACGGAAGCTTTGTCGAGGCGGTGACGCTGGGCGAGGGCATGGACAGCGGCGACAAAGCAAGCAACAAGGCAATGGCGATTGCTTACAAGTACGCGCTTTTCCAAGTATTTTGCATCCCGACGGAGGAAATGGCTGACCCGGACGGTGAAAGCTACGAGACAAAGCACGAGCAACCGAAGAAGCCGGAGCAGCCGAAGCCGCAGAGCAAGAGCGTAGAGAACCAGACGGAAACGCCGACGAACTATATCATGCGCGAGTGCGGAAACATCGGCATGGATATGCAGGAGTTAGGCAGAGTTCGCGCCGCGCTTGTGGAAGAAAACATCGTCCGCAATATTCCGACGAAAGAGATGACGATGGCGGACGCAAAGGCGCTGATGGACGCGGTGAAGGCTAAGTTCCGGGAGGCATCGTAATGAATAGGGCGGAACGCAGGAGAGCGGCAAGGGATATGACCCACGCCACACAGGTCATCATGAGGGCGCGTGGGAGCTATGAACGCGAGTATGAGCGCGGAGCGAAGGACGCGGAACGCCACGCAATCAAGATGATTTTCGCCGGAATGTGCCTTGCGATGAAAGAAGAGTTCGGATTCGGCGCACAGCGAATTTATCGGATGCTGACAGCAACGCAAAAGTATCTTCAACCCGGCGCGTACTTCACAACGGCAGAATTGATTGATGAGGTGCTGGAAAAGACGGGCATCCGGCTGGATTTCGACGACCCGTTTGACATGGTGGAGCGAATTGAGAAAGGGGAAAGGCAATGAATATAGTCAGCAACGTGGAAATCATGGGGCTTGCGTCGAGTATAAAGGCAAGCCGCTATCCGATGGCAACCGACACGGAGAATTGCAGCGCGGAAGTCACAGAGCGGACGATGGCACTTGCCAACTGCCCGACGGGGAGCGGACACGACCAGTTTTTGACGGGAATCGTCGTGCAGTTCGACCTCACGTTTACCGTAAAGGCGTGGGTGGAAGCCGAGCGGTATCACTTTTTGGACTTCGTTTCGAGCCAGTCCACAATGCACCGCATTATGAGCATGGACATCGACAAGCAGTGCGTTCCCTACGTTCGCCGGGAGGCAATCGAGCTTGTGGAGAAGCTGGTTGAGGCGTACAAGGAAGCCCCCACGCCGGAACGGTATCTTGCAGTCCTCTACAACGTGCCTGTTGGCTTGCGGCTGACGGCGCGTATGACTACCAACTATCGGCAGCTCAAAACCATCTATCAGCAGCGTGGAAATCACCGTCTGCCGGAATGGAGGGCGTTCTGCGCATGGATTGAGACGCTGCCGAGAGCGGAATTTATCACTGGAAAGCGAGTTGACGCGGATGGCTGAACGCGGAATGGCGCGTCGACAATATCAACAGGCTTACTACCAATCGCGAAAGGAAGAACTGCAAAAGCGGCATCGCGAATATTATTGGGCGCACAGAGAACAGGTGCTTGCGAAATATCGCGAGAATAGAGAAAAACATCAGGAATATAGTAGCAAGTATTATTTGGCAAATAGGGAAAAAAATCCGTAAAGCGCAGGAGTATCGGCAAGCACTATCACAAACTCAACACAGAACGCATGGAGAAGGTTGTGGAAAAGCTGTGAAAAATAAAAACGAGATGTTCCCACGCTGCCCGTACTGCGACGATGAAATGCAATACGTTGTACTCGATATGGTAAGAAGAACAGCGCGGCTTCATTGCCCGACGTGCGATTCAGAATTTCCGCCAAGGGAGGAAGAAAGTGACGATGACGACTAAGCAGCGAAACCGCGTTCTGACGTTTGCCGAAGCAATTACGCAGAACCAAAAGACGGCGCGTGTTTGGGTGGAACTGCGCTACAATATTCCAATCTGCGCGTATTTCCTCGTGCGCACAAACAAAACGTGCCGAGTGATTCCGTACAATCTTGGTATTGGCAGCTTCGTCGTCGGAGAAGAGGCGTACGGCGCAAAGTGGCGATGCTGGGAGAAAGAGCCGACACGAGAAGAAACCAAACGCGAGCCGTGGAGTGAGCCATGATTGCGACAATCGGCAAAGTCATCGAGACACTGGGCAGCCTGACAATCCAGACTGCCCGCCCCGATGCGGAAAACTTATCCGATACCGTCACGGTGCTATGGCAGGACTGCCGCACAATCAGTCCAGAGCAGCGGCGCAAGGCGTGGGCGCTGATTGGCGAGATTGCCGCCGCGACGGGATACATCGGACAGGGCGACAAGAGCGACCTCAACACGATGCTCAAGGCGGAGTTTCTGCGAGCGCGGATTGACAAGCTACAAGCGGAGGCAATCAAGGCATTCAGCCTGTCCGACGTGGACATGACAACCGCGCGGCTCTATATTGATTGGCTTGTTGAGTTCTGCGTGGTAAATGACATTCCGACAAAACAGCCGCTTGTGGAGTATGCGGAGGACATCGGCGCGTATATCTATGCTTGCGTGATGCACAAGCAGTGCGCCGTCTGCGGACGCAGACCGTCAGACCTGCATCACTGGGAGCGCGTCGGCATGGGCGCAGACCGCACGGAAATCAATCATATCGGGCTAACGTGCGAGCCGCTTTGCCGGGTACATCACACGGAGTGCCACACGATGGCACAGGCGGATTTTGACGAGAAATACCACATTCAGCCCGTAAAAATCGACGAAAAAATAGCGAAGCTGTACAAGCTGGGGAGGAAAAGCAATGAACAAGCTGACAATCATTGGGAGGCTGACGCGCGACGTTGAGCTGCGCACGACGCAGAGCGGCAAGAGCGTCGCCAACTTCACGCTTGCTGTCAATCGCCGCGCGAAACCGGGTGAAAAGGCGGAAGCAGACTTCTTCCGCGTCTCTGTCTGGGATAAGCAAGCGGAAACGTGCCAAAAGTACCTTGCCAAGGGACGCAAGGTGTGTGTAATTGGCAGCGTCAGCGTTAGCACATACACCGCCAACGACGGAAGCACACGCGCGACGCTGGAAGTTTTCGCGCAGGATGTTGAGTTTCTGGACAGCGCGAAACAGGATGCCCCGCAGACGGCGCATGAGGCGGCTCAACCGCCAGCGCCGCAGTACACCCCGGTATACAACGAGGATTTGCCGTTCTAACGGCAGCTGATGGAGGTAGCAAATGGAGCTTGAGTATGTGCCTGTGCAGGTAGCCATGCGCCGGGAAATCGCGAGACTTTCCGACGAAGAAGCCGGACGTGCGCTTAAAGCCATTCTTGATTATGTGGCGACGGGTGAGGATGTCGAGCCGGAAGGAAACGCGGCGTTTTTGTACCTTGCGCTGTTGCGAGAATGCGATAAAATCTGCAAGATTCACGAGGTGCGTTCCGCAGGTGGCAAGGCTGGCGGACGTGGTCGCCCGAAGAAAACAAAGTCAGAAGAAATCCAGCAGTCCGAATCTGAACAGGCGCAGCTCAACCCCGAACCAGAGCAGAAGCCCGAAGTGCGCGCTCCTGCATCCTTCATTAGCGACGAAGAAGCAGCAGAAATCCAGCAAGGCACAAACGAGGTGCTGGACGAAGCGAAACGGCAGGGATTCCCCGACACAACGGCGACGATGGAGACGCTCAACCAGCTTGTGGCGGACAACGGCACGGAAGAAGTGCTGGAATGCGTGAAAATCGCCGGGGAAGCAGGAAAGTCTAATATCCGATACCTAAAAGGCGTAGTAAACGGACGCGCGAAAGAAAAACAAAAGGAAGCGCAACGAGAGCAAGCGCGGATTGAGGCGGAAAAGCACCCGATAAGGTTTATCAATAGTACGGATGAAATTGAAGTGCGCGAACAGCCGAAAATCAAACAAAGAGATGTATTTCTGAATAGCGTTGGGTATCCAGAGGTACGGACGAAGTTGGAAGAAATAGCGAGAAAATGGAGTAGTTAAAGATGGACGCATACATCAATGAGGACGCGGAAAAAAGCCTGATTGGGCTTGCGATGCAAGATGCAATCGTGGCGCAGGAAGTTGCCGCACTGCCTGATGCACTCTTTGGTTTAAAGCAGATGCAAGCCTGTCAGCGCGGAATCATGCGCCTTGTGAAGCAGGGAAAAAGCGTTGACCTTGTGACGCTGGACGCAGAAGTGCAATGCGACTTCCAAGATACCGCACTCTTGATGCAATGCGTACAAATGGGCATTTCACCCATCATGTCCCGGCAGTACATAGCGATTTTGGCAGAGTGCGCGAAACGCCGCGAACTGGCGACGCTGGCGCGAAAAATCCTGCAAGATGTAGGCAATCCCGGCGTGTCGGTTGCGGCGCTGCAAGCGGATTGCGCAGCGGCGGCACAGTCATCAACCGCTGTTGATGATGGGGTGACGATGCACGAAGCGTCGCTCATGCTTGCGAATTCTTTCGACAAGAAAGATGGCGTAACTTGCGGAATCGCAGACCTTGATGTAATGCTGGGCGGATTCAAGCCGGGACAGCTAATCTACATCGGCGCACGTCCGGGTGTCGGTAAAACGTCGCTTGCTATCTGCATGGCGAAGTACGTTGCGGAGCACGGCGGCGGGGTGCTGCTCGTATCGCTGGAAATGAACCCGGTGGAAATTGCAGCGCGTTTCATGGCGAACGAATCAGGCGTGGACTTGCAGAAAATATCCACAGGCAAGATGGAATTGGAGGATTTCGCGCAAATATCGCCCTGCTATCAGGCGCTTGCAGATTTACCAGTCACAATCGAAGAAAGAGCGGTCACGCCCTTGCAAATCCGCAACGCGGCAGCGAAAATGAAGGCGAGCAAGCAGGGGTTGAGCCTGATTGTGGTTGATTATATCCAACTCATGCGAGCCGATGAGAAGTGCGGAAACCGCACGGAGGAAGTCACGCAAATCAGCCGCGAGTTAAAGCTGATGGCGATGGATTTAGGCGTTCCGCTGCTCTGTATGACGCAGTTTAACCGCGAGAGCGAGAAGGGATTCGGCAAAGCGACAAGAAGCGAGCCGGATATGTCACAAGCGCGAGACAGCGGCGCGATTGAGCAGGACGCGAACGTGTTTCTCATCCTGCACGAGCCGGAAGAGCCGCAGGACGCGAACAGCGACAGATGGCAGATGTACCACAATTGCCAAGCGAACGGGTTGACGTGGCAAACGTGCCGAATCAGGAAGAACCGAAACGGCGCAACGGGGATTGTGCATCTGGGTTTCGACAAGCCGCACATGCGCTATACTTGCTTAAAAAAGGACTAAGTTAAAGGCTGGCTGCGGAAGCCGACGAAGGCAGAATTGGACGCGAAAAGGGAGGACGAAAATGAAAGATAACAAAAATCGGGTACTGACACTTGCGGAATTGGCAATCAGCGCAGAAACGCTCGTATGGATTGAAGATAACAACGGAGACGACGAGCCGTGCGTACATGCGCGAATTGTAACGTACTGGGAAAGTAAAAGCAACCGCATATATTTCGACGGCGGACGCACATGGTACGCCGATTACACCTACGGCGAGACGTGGCGCTGCTGGCTGCGGAAGCCAACGCCGGAAGAGATGGCGAATACGCCGTGGGAGGCAAAGGCATGAGCAGAAAAACAAAGATAGATTGGGCAGACAGCACATGGAATCCTGTAACTGGTTGCCGACACAGCTGCGAATACTGCTATGCGCGAAAGATTGCGGGGCGGTTCGGCGGATGTTGGAGGCTCGATTTGCAACCGGATGCAAACTGGCGCGGAAATGTTGGCGATAGAAAGCTGATGGGAGATTATGCAAGGCACAGTGACGGAAGACTCCATGTGTTGGACGAGCCGGAAATCGAGTGCGCTGTGTTTGAACCGCCGAGCGGATACCGTGGAAAGGCAAAACCGTATCCGTATTACTTCGACCCCACATTTCACCGTTATCGACTGGAAGAGCCGAAGCGCTGGAAAAAATCACGCACCATCTTTGTGTGCAGTATGGCAGACCTGTTCGGCGACTGGGTGCCAGATGAATGGATTGCGGAAGTATTCATGGCGTGCGAAGCCGCGCCGCAGCATCGGTATTTGTTCCTGACAAAAAATCCAGCCAGACTGTGCAAAATGGCGAGCGCTTATAAAATAAAGCGCTGGAATGAGACGCATGAAGGGAAGAACCATCCGCAGACGGCAGAATACGCGCATACGCTCGTTTTACCAAGCCATGAAAACTGGTGGTTTGGGAGCACGCTGGACAACAAAAACGCCAGAAGATTCCAAGGGGATAACCATTTTCACACGTTTACGAGCATTGAGCCGATAACCGAGAACATGGACGTTGGAATTGGTTCTTTCGGCTCGGACGAATGGGTAATCATCGGCGCAGAAACGGGCAATCGCAAAGGCAAGATTACTCCAAAGCGTGAATGGGTCGAAAACATTGTCGAAGCTGCACAGATTACTGGAATGAAGGTATTTATGAAAGAGAGCCTTCGAGAACTTATGGGAAACGACTTCCGGCAGGAAACGCCCTGGGAGGGAAAATGACGTTAGGCAGTCTTTTTGATGGGAGCGGAGGTTTTCCTCTTGCGGGGGCGCTCTCCGGCATCCGCCCGGTCTGGGCGGCGGAGGTGGAGCCGTACCCCATTGCGGTTACGCGCTCCCGCTTCCCCATGCTGCAGCACCTCGGCAGCGTGACCGAGGTGCATGGCGACAAGGTACAGCCTGTGGATGTAATTACGTTCGGAAGCCCTTGCCAGGACCTTTCAGTGGCTGGCAAGCGCGCAGGCATCCATGACGGTCAGCGCTCGAATCTGTTTTTCGAGGCAATTCGTATTATAAAGGAAATGAGGGCGGCAACCAATGGACGGTATCCAACTTTCGCTGTTTGGGAAAACGTGCCAGGAGCATTCTCCTCAAACCAGGGAGACGACTTCCGATGCATCCTCCAAGAGTTCGTTGAAATCTGCGGGAACGGCACAGTACCTCGACCTGACAAAGGCAAGTGGAAATCAGCCGGAGAGGTCGTGGGTGACGGTTACAGCGTCGCGTGGCGGCAGCTCGACGCGCAATACTGGGGAGTGCCCCAGCGTCGCAAGAGAATCTACCTTGTGGCAGATTTTGCAGGCGGACGAGCCGGAGAAATACTATTTGAGCGCGAGGGCATGCAAGGGCATCCTGCAGCGTGCGGAGCGACGGGGCAAGGCGCTGCCGCCGATGCTGCGGGAAGCGCTGGAAGAAGCCGTGGTCTTGAAAGCCTGAATCCGTTGGATTGCCAGAGTAAGCGCGTATATCGCAGCCAGAAATTTGGAGAGTATGTCGCTGATTGCACAGCATCAACAATGGCAGCGCGAGATTTCAAAAGTCCTCGCAATTTGGTTGTCGAGCATTCGACCACCTACGGCGTGGACTGCCGGAATGCTAAGCTGGACGCGGAGAAGACGCACACGTTGCAAGCCGGACAAACACCTATGCTGTTCTCCGGCAAGCCGCCGCGCAAGTACATCATTCGTCGCCTGACGCCGCTGGAATGCTGCCGCTTGCAGGGCTTCCCGGACGGGTGGGGCATCCCCGACCACAAAGACAAACTGTCCGACGAAGAGCTGACGTTCTGGCAGCAGGTGCGCGACACTTCTGCGTCCATTGCGGGAAAGCAGCCCAAGAAATACAGCGCGGAGGCGCTGACCAAATGGTACAACTCCCTGCACACGGATAGTGCAGAGTACAAAATGTGGGGCAACGGCATCGCACTTCCATGTGCGGCATTCGTGTTAAGTGGCGTCGCCGAAACCCTTATGGAGGAAAAGCAAAAATGAAAAAGTACGAACTGACGGGCGAAACAAAAGAAATCGGCGGTGTAACGCTGCATCGCATCCGTGCGCTGGTTGATATTCCGGGAAACGACGTGAAGGCTGGTGACTTGGGCGGATGGATTGAGGTGGAGAGAAATCTGTCTCAGAAAGGCGCAGCATGGGTCGCTGACGAGGCGCGTGTGATGGGCGAGGCGTTGGTGATGGATTCGGCGCGCGTGACGGGAAAGGCGCGCGTGATGAAGTCGTCTGATTGCATCACCATCGGCGCAATCGGCAGCCGTGACGATACAACCACCTTTTATCGCGGCACGGATGGCGGAATATACGTCTCCTGCGGATGCTTCAGCGGCACGATTGACGACTTCGCCGCAGAAGTCAAGCAAGTCCATGCCGGGACAAAGCACGAGAAGACGTACCTGTTGGCAATCGAACTGGCAAAAGCGCAGATTGCGACGGAGGAGGAAAGCGATGACTGACCGAAAAATCACGGCTATGCACCGCGAATACGGGAAAGACATTGCGCACAAGTGCGCGGATTGCTCGAACCTCTGCATCCACGTAACAACAAGCCATACGCTATATAAGTGCATGGCATACGGCGTGAGCGCTTCCGCGGCGACCGACTGGACGAAGCGCTGGACGGCTTGCGGACTGTGCGGCAAGCCGCTTCCAGCCGACCATGTGCCGCTCATCAAGCGGCTTACCAGCACGAAACAGCAGGAAAAGCCGATTGACGGGCAGATGACATTCTTGGAAACGGAGGAGGAAAGCTGAGGAAAACTGTGACGCTGCCCGAGGCGGTGCTCTTCGGTACAATGATTGGTCTGGGGCTGACGGGCTTCCTGCTGGCGAAGGAAACGCGCCCGTGGTATGTGTACATTCTGCTGGCGCTCGTTAACTGTATCATTTCGATTCTGGTTTACGCCGGAACGGATACGCTTGCCGCGTGGTTGGGGGGGTAACAATGACGGTTATCGGTCTGCTGTGTCTGCTGGCAGCTACGGTGTGCGTGGCTTGCGCATTTATCAACAAGGAGTGATGGTTGTGAAAGAATTGCAAGATGAAATTGTAACGGTTGTGTTCTCCGAGCTTCTCCGAGCGCAAAAAGAGCATGGAGAAACGTTCAACTCCATGCCGGAGGCGTTCTCCGTAATCTGGGAAGAAATCGAGGAAGCAAACGAAGAAATGCAGCGCGTTCAGCAAAAGGCGAATGACCTGTGGCTGGCAAATCGACGGGACGATGCAGACGCGTTTCGGATGTGCGCGAGCAAAACAGCAGCGGCAGCTACACTGCTGGCTTGCGAAGCTGTGCAGGTTGCCGCTATGTGCATCAAGGCGCAGAAAGGAGGTGCAGCATGGTCGAAAGGCAAGAATGGCTGAACGCACTGACAATCTGCCCGGTTTGCAACGCAGTGATGAAGCGATACACTACGATTGATGTTCAGGGGGGCGCATGGGTAAAATGTACAAATCCAAAGTGCGGACTACATGGCGTTCTATTTATGCCGATGTAATTCCAACGGAAGATGAAGAGCAGGAAGCCCTTTTCCGCTGGGCGGAGACTCAAAGCGCAACGAAGCCGTGGCTGAAAGGGATGTTCGCCATCCCGAACGGCGGTTATCGCGCCAAGGCAACCGCCGCGAGGATGAAGCGAACCGGGACGCGTGCAGGAGTGCCGGACATCTTCCTGCCCGTCTCCAACGGGCGCGAACACGGGCTTTTCATCGAGATGAAGCGGCGGAAGGGCGGGACGGTATCGACATCGCAGAAAGAGCGCATGAAAATGCTGACTGCCGAGGGCTACCGCTGCGTAGTGGCAAAGGGATGCCAAGAAGCGATTGACGCAATTATGCGATACATGGACGGAGAGTGAGACAATAGTGGACACCGACGAAATCCGTTACTCCTTTTGGCTGGAGAAAGAGCTGGAAAAGAACGTAAAGCGGCTTGCGGGGAACGTTTCGCGCGGATGCAAAAGCCGCCACGATGCCTACAAAGTCAGAGCGACGCAGGACGCAATCAGGCGGCTAAACGGCGAGAAGGAGGCAAACGGGGCAATCGAGAAGGTACAAGATATGCTGTACACGGAGCTAATGAGCGGTCAGATTCGTCCGGCGCTGTATACAGCGATTGTAAAGGCGTTTGAAGGGGTAAAATAATCGTGGGGCGGTTGCGGGAGGGGAAAATGGTTGACTTAAAGCGGATGCGGTATCTCATCAGGCGGTATCCTATGGCTTGCTTGCGAGCAGAACAGGCGCGAATCCGGGCGCAGAAGCTGACGCGGACAATCAGCGATGCGCCGCGCGGGGGCGAGCGCATGAACAGCACGGAGGAAGGGCTGCTGTATCGCGTCGAGGCGCTGGAGCGCAAGAAAGCAATCTGGGACGAGTTGTGCAGGATGCGCGAAGAGCTTGCGCCGCTGGTGGATGCGCTGGGAAGTCCGCTGGAAGTGCAGTGCATGAGGATGCGGTATCTGGAGGGGCGGAGCGTCCGGGAAATCAGCTACAATCTGGCGTATTCCGAGCAGCACGTTTTCCGCGTGATTGGGAACGCGGAGAGGAAAATCCAGAGCGCAGAATAAGGCGGTCGCGCATCGAAAGGTGCGCGATTTTCTTTGCAAAAATCGCAAAAAAATGTGATTTGCCACTTGACATATACAGCAGTATATGCTATAATAATAGTGTCAGGAGGGCGGTACAAAAAATAAAGCCCCCGACAGAAAGAGGTAATGATTATGAAGCCCGAAAACTACGCGAAGCTGTCCCCTGCCGCGAAAAAGCTGTACGACAACCCAAAATTTGAGTTTGAAATCCTCACCAGCGGCGAACATGCCGGAATGCTGCATGTGATAGGTTGGGTGAAATCCATGCCGCGCCCTAATGCTGCCGCCTTGCAGGAAATCAAGGCTATTCTGCTGGAGGAAAAGGCGGAGCGCGACGCGGAAGAAGCCGCGAAGCGCGAAGAAGCCGCCCGAATCGGCAGAGAGCGCGAAGCGCGCCGCGCCGCCATCCCCGGCGTGAAGCTGATTGAAAAGGCGCGTGAAGAGTGGGACAATTGGCACGATGACACAGTGCGCGCCATCGACAACGGCGACGGCATCCGTCCCGCCGAACCGAAGGTGAACATCGAAGAGCTGAAACAGCAGTTTCCGCAAGCCGCCGCCCTGCTCAAAGCGGAATCTTATAGCCGCTCGACTAATTATGCCAAGGCATCCGCCGGAAGCAAGGCGCGCGAACGAATCATTGACGGCGAGGACTACACGCAGGTCATTGCCGACATGGAGCAGGAATGGACAGACTATTGCCATAAGCACATGTGGGACTAATGTCAAACAGCAAAGAAAGGGGTTATGGCAATGCGGAAAGAGTACTACCAAGGCGAAGTGTCAGTCCGCGCAATGAAGAAGTATCGCGAGAAAGAAGGAATCAAAACGGTGCGCTTCGACGTTCGCGCTGGGAGCAAAGAGGCGCTGGAAGAAGAAGCAAAGCGCCGTGGTCTTTCTGTGGCGCAGCTAATCGTTGATTCCGTAAACGCCTATGTCGGGCGTGAGATAATTGCAAACAAAAAACAATAATGGCATTGGGCGCATCCGCTGGGGTGCGCCTTTTTCTTTTGCTCAAAAAAGTTTGCAAAAAACCGAAAAAAATGTGATTTGCCCCTTGACATATACGGCAGTATATGCTATAATAATAGTGTCAGGAGGGCGGTACAAAAAATAAAGCCCCCGACAGAAAGAGGTAATGATTATGAAGACTATCAAGCTGAGCACCAAGGCGCTGGAAACCCTCAACCGCAACATGGAGTACACCACCCGCAACTGGACTTACACCCGCGACGCGTGGACTGGCGAGTACAAGCGCATCGCGAATAAATGCTTTGGCACTACCGCAGTCCCCACCGACTGGGAAACCATCATCGTAAAGTAAGAGAGGAGCAAGCACCATGTCGAACGAAGAAATCATCGTCAAGTCCGACATCAGCGCGGGCATCTTCTCCGAAGAGGAAGCCGCCACCTACATCATGAACGGGTTGCGCCTCCCGATTCACACCTTCGCCGAGTGGAAGAACCACGGTTACATTGTCAAAAAGGGCGAACACGCCGCGCTGACCGTGAGCATCTGGAAGCCCAAAACGCGCAAGCAGAAAAAGGACGAAAAGAACGTTGACGCAAAGGAAGAGAATAGCGGGTTCTTCCTGACGACCGCATACCTGTTCACCAAGCAGCAGGTGGAAGCAATCAAGCCCGCCTAATCGCAACAGAACGCCGCCTGAGAGACGCCGGAGCAATCAGGCGGCATAATTATGAGCAAAAACAAGCAAGCCGTTAGAACGCGAAATGGGCGGCATTGCTGGCAATGGCAAAGAAGCAAAAACATATAGAAATAAAAAAATGAGAGTTATGAGAGTAATTTCCGTGCTATAATGTAAAATGTAAAAGCAGCAAGAAAGACGTGAGCAGTGATGCAAGCGTCTTTTTTGTTGGAAGAGGCGACTATGGAAGAGCTGCTCTTGCCTCTTCAGCGGCGGGATTTATGCGCGATGCGATTTGTTGCGTTGGTGGGGACGCGACGGAAGAAGAGGAGGGGAAAATGGAGCAGCTGACGCTTGTAGAAGCATCGGAGGAGTACAAGGCGTTTGTTGATAAGTTCAAGCTGAAACTGACAACGGACGATTGCTATACGCCGCCGAACATTTACGAAACGGTAAAAGAGTGGGTGTTCGAGCATTACAACCTCGACAAAAGCACAAAGGTAATTCGTCCATTTTATCCGGGCGGCGATTACGAACACGCAGAATATCCAGAAAACAGCATCGTCATCGACAACCCGCCATTCTCCATCCTCTCCAAAATCGAAAAATTTTACCTTGCGCGTGGACTACGCTTTTTCTTGTTTGCCCCTGGAACTGCTTGTTTCAAGCCGTACAACGGATTACATTGCGTATGCGTCGGCTCTCAAGTGACTTATCATAACGGCGCAAACGTCAACACATCATTTGTGACAAACTTGGGGGGGCATTTGGTTGAGACTGCGCCGGACTTATACCGCAGAATAAAAACAGAAAACGAGAAAAACGTCAAAGCGCAGAAAAAACAACTTGACAAGCTGAAATTCCCGCCGCAAGTCGTAACCGCTGCGCAACTCAACCAGCTTTCCGCGAAAGGACAATACTTAACGCTCGACGAGAAGGAAGTTTTTTTTACAAGAACGCTCGACAACGCGAAGAAAAACGTTTTTGGGGCTTGCTTCCTGCTGTCGGAGAAGGCAGCGGCAGAAAGAGCAGCGGCAGAAAGAGCAGCAGACGACGAAACGCTGTACATCACACTGTCCGAGCGAGAAAAGGAAATCATCAAAGGGTTGGGAGTAGGAGGGCAAACCAGTTGATTGAATGGAACGGCATTGCAGCTCTTGTTCAATGGTGGATGAAATCGTTGACATCGACATGAGCGAGACCGGGTTTGAAGACGACAGGACACTCGAAAGAGTTTCTGAATAAAACAAACAAGTAGAAAGGAGCAAAGAAAAATGGCACAAACCGAAATTCAGCGCAGAATCGCAGCCGCCACTGGCATGAACAAAAAGTACAACCGGAAACAGAGAAAGCGTGCTGCGTACAACACTTTCCGGCGGAAGTCAAGCGGCGGAACCGGCGGCTAATGTCGTCAGAACTTTTTGACCCCATTAAAACACAGGCAAAGGTTACAAGGGAGGTCCTTGTCGGATTCTCTTGTGGCAAAGATTCCATTGTAACCCTTGACTTGTGTTTCCGACATTTTGAACGGGTGCAGCCTTTCTTCATGTCCTATGTGCCGGGGATGGAGTTTCAAGAAGCTGTTATCCGAAAATATGAACGAAAATACGGAGTGAATTGCATCCGAATCCCACATTTTGAAACAAGCAACTTCTTCAGGTATGGGACATACAGGGAAGAAGACTTGAACGTGCCTATAATAAGTGTAACAGATGAATACAATTATTTGAGACAAAAAACAGGAATATATTGGATTGCTTGCGGGGAACGCGTCGCGGATTCAATCGTGCGCCGGGCTATGTTAAAGAAATCAGGAAGTATAGACGAAAAGCGCGGGAGGTTTTTCCCTTTAATTTACTGGACAAAAGAAAACGTCATGAATTATATGCGGGTGAAAAATCTTGTATTACCGCGAGAATACGAGAAGATACACCATTCTTTTCGGTCACTGTCTGATGAGGACGTATCTATGGTAAAAGAATTTTTCCCAGATGATTACAGAAAATTGCTTAAACTTTATCCGCTTGCTGAGGCAGCGGCATTTCGGGAGGAGCAGCGACGTGCGAAGCAAGTTTCAGGCGTTTGATTCAGAGACAATTTCTCGTTCGCAAATCAAAAATGCGCCATACAATCCGCGAATAATGAACAAGGAAACCAAAAAAAGATTAAAAGAAGCAATAAGAAAGCATGGACTTGTTTCTGCCCTAACGTGGAATAAGCGGACGGGGAATCTTGTTGGTGGTCATCAAAGGCTTGAACAGCTGGATGCGTTAGAGGGAAACAAGGATTACGAACTCACTGTAAACGTGGTGGACGTTCCGGAGCGGGAAGAAGTCGAACTGAATGTACAGCTAAACAATCCGAGTTTGCAAGGCGGCTGGGACTTGGACAAGCTATCGAATGTGGCTTGTGAATTTTCTCTTTCCGCTGATGATATGGGCTTCTCGCAAACTGACGCTGAGTTCCTTTTTGATGGAGACGACAGGTTTACGGAGCTTTTCAATACAGAAGAATCGGAAAATGTGAAGCGCTCATTAAAAGACATAAAAAACGCCCGAACTCAAATGAACGATTCGCTCAAAGAGAAAGGGCGCATTGATTTTTTTAGTGTAATTGTGTTTGCAAGTCCGGAGGAACGTGAATTATTTTATCGGAGTATCAACGTGCCAATCTCCGAACAGTACATTACACCGGAGCAGGTTAAACGACTAAAAGAGGATTGATGTATTGTGCTATAAAGGCAGATGTCTCTTCTCCTGTCATCGTTTCTTCGTCTATTTTTATAATGTCATTGTCTGGAACATCAAAGAGCCCCGGTTTCCCGCGAACCTGAAAGGGCTTGACGATAGAGACAAATTCAAGTTTCCAAGCATATCCACCTTCTACGTCGCCTCGCTGCAAACAAGCAGCGTCAAGATTCGCTTTCGTTTCGACGAAAGGATGAACATCAGTGATGCGCACAACACAAAGTGCGTGGCCTGGAATTGTACCAGGAGTGCGTTCTCTGTTTGAGCAGATAAGCAATTCTCCGCGATGTGCTGTGCACCATGTACGCCACTCAATCGTTTTATTCCCAAGCATTATCTGCATTGCGTAAAAAGATGACACACTCAAAGCCTTCATTCATTACCCTCCCTTTCTTTACAATATAATTATACCACACTTTTCAGAGTTTTGCAACAAAAATATCGGATGGAGGAATGTTTATGCCGTTTAAGGCAGGAGACCCGAGAACAAAAGAACTTGCAAGAAAGGGCGGGCACGCAAAAAACAAAACGCCACCAGCACAGGTACTGCGAGCTGTTGGAGATATTTTGCGAGAAATGGCCAATGAAGAAATAGCAGACAGCCGAGGAAACAAGGCAACGCGAAATGAGGCGGCGGCATACTCAATTTTCAACAACGCGCTTAAAGATGCGCGCTGGATGGAGCTGTACCTAAAACTAACAGAGCAGATGCCGTCTGAAAAGATAGATGCTAACGTAACAACGTCAGAGTTTACAGACGCTTTACAGCGTGAAATTGCCGTAATTAAGCGTCGCGAGGGGTATGCTGCACATGGAGAATCTGACGCGAAAACAGGCTCTTGATTTTATGATTTGCCATCCGGCAGCACTACTTCGCGCGTGTGGCTTTACGCTGATGCGTGATGATTTGCATGGCGAGTGGATGAAGGAAATGCTTCTTGGAGACAGCGATATGACCATTCTTGGGCATCGCGGTAGTTTCAAAACGGTTGCCGTTTCTGGTGCGCTTGCGATTGGAATGGCTGTTTTTGCGAATAAGAATACGATATTCTTTCGCAAAGGCGAAGCGGATGTAGTAGAGGTCATTCGCCAAACGAGAGGCATCATAGAAAACAAAAGTTTTCAGCAAATCGTTCTTGCAGCAACAGGAAACCCAATCCGGGTGCTTCGGGCAAATGCAACATCAATAACGACAAATCACTTTGTTAGTCCGAGAGGCGGAGACCAGCTATTAGGAATCGGCATAGGAGGCAGTATAACAGGTAAACATGCGGATTTGATTTTTACGGACGATATTGTAAACACATCCGATAGAAGCAGCCATGCAGAGCGAGAAAAGACAAAAACCGTCTATATGGAACTGCAAAACATTAGGAACAGAGGCGGACGAATTATTAACACAGGAACACCTTGGCATAAAGAGGACGCTATTTCTTTGATGCCGAACATAAAGCGTTTCGATTGCTATTCCACCGGGTTGATTGTGCCGGAGAAGCTGGAAGAGCTGCGGAAATCAATGTCGCCGTCGCTGTTTGCCGCGAACTACGAGCTGCGCCACATTGCCGCCGAAAATGCGCTGTTCGATACGCCGCCGACGTTCACGCCGGAAGCGGAAAAGTTGCGGGACGGCATCGCGCACGTTGATGCTGCATACGGCGGAGAGGACTACACCGCGCTGACGTGCGCCAAGAGGGACGGCGACACGCTGTATTTGTACGGGCGTTTGTGGCGCAAGCACGTTGACACGCTGATGGAAGCGCTGCAATCGGAGACGGAGCGCCTAATGTGCGCCCCGATTTACTGCGAAACAAACGGCGACAAGGGATATTTGGCGCGGGAATTGCGCCGCCGAAACATGGCGGTACGCGCATACCCGGAGAAAATGAACAAGTACCTTAAAATCAGCACATACCTCAAAAAGTGGTGGGGAAATATCGTGTTTTTGGAAGGCACGGACAGGGACTATATCGCGCAGATTATGGATTACACCGAGGACGCGGAACACGACGACGCGCCGGACAGCGCCGCGTGCTGCTGCCGGATTCTCGACAGGAGCGGCGCGAGTTTATACGTTGGGGGGTGATACAGATGTTCACAAAAATCACATGGCAAGACTGGCAGAACGAGCCGGACAAAGCAAAGGCAACGCTGGCGGTTATCGGAGCATATAAACACAGCGAGGACTTTAACAAGGCGGGAATCGCGCAAAGATACTATGAAGCGCAGAACGATACCGTTTCCGCGAAAGTTGTCCTGCGAGCCACAACGTCGGAGACGGAGCAGACCACCGCCGACGGGAAAAAGGTCAAGAAGAAGGGGACAGCAACCGAAGCAGTCCCCGGACAGCGCATTTACAGCGACTTTTTCCGCCGCTTCACCATGCAGCAGGCTAATTATCTGCTTGGCAACGGCGTGGAGTTGGAAAACGACGCAATGAAGGGCAAGTTAGGCGTCGGGTTCGACACGACGCTTGCGAAAATTGGACTGTATGCGCTGGTGCATGGCGTGTGTTGGGGCTATTGGAATCTCGACCACGTTGAGATTCTGCGTGCGTACACGGATAAAAACAGCGGATTTGTGGCGCTGCTGGACGAGCTGACGGGCGAACCGATGGTTGGAGTGCAGTTCTGGCAGATTGGCGACGACAAGCCGCTGATGGCGCGTGTATTCGAGCCGGACGGCGTGACGGTTTACAAAACGCGCGAGAATGCCTCTGATTTGGAGGTTGCGCAGGAGAAACGCGCCTACAAGCGCACATACGCGAGGGACATCACAGGCGAGCGCCTTGTGTCCGAGGAGAATTACAGCGCACTGCCGATTGTGCCGCTGTACGCGAACGACAAGAAGCAGACGGAGCTGACGCTTGCAATCCGTTCCAAAATCGACCTGTACGACATCGTTCTTTCCGACTTCGGAAACAATCTGGAAAAGGCAAATGATGTTTACTGGGTGCTGAATAATTTCGGGGGCAACTTCGACGAGGTTGCGCTGATGCTGGAACAGATTCACCGACTAAAAGCAATTGCGAACATTTCGGACGGCACGTCATCCAGCACAGTAACGCCGGAGACGTTTGAAGTGCCGTATGCAGCGCGTCAAACCGCGCTGGAACTGCTGGAACGGCAGCTTTATCGCGATTATATGGCGCTAGATGTGTCGGAATTGACGGGCGGCAGCCTGACGAACGTTGCAATCCGGGCGAGCATGGCGAATCTGGACTTGAAGGCGAACGCCTACGAATGGCAGTGCTTTGATTTCGTGCAAAAACTGCTGCGGATTCTGGGCATCGAAACCGAGACAATCCGTTTCAAGCGACAGACAATCGCAAACGAGAGCGAAATCATCCAAAACATCTACACCGCGCAGGGCGATTTGGACAAGGAGACGCGATTGAAGCTGAACCCGATGATTCTGTCGGAGGAAATCGACGACATCATGAAGCGTGGGGAGGAAGAATCGCTTTTGGGTATGCGGATGGCGCAACAGGCAATGCAGAAGACAGGCGAGGAGGAAGAAGATGCTGTATCTGATGGTGATTCTGCAAGTGCTGGCGGCGAATAACGTCGTCGTCCCGGACTGGCTTTTGTGCATCGGCTGGTGGCTGGTGGCGGTTCGACTTGTCTTGCGCATCCTGATTGCATTTTTTGACGCTGGGGAGACGGGCAAGCCGTGACGGACGTGGAGCGCAACGATTTGCGCGAAGCCGCGCTGCAAATGCGCATAAAGGCGATGTACCAAGAGGCGCTTGACATCGCCACGGAGCGCCTGAAAGACTTCTTGCGGAAAAAGCAGCAAGTGGACGATGGCAAGATAAAGCCGCCCGCATACTACGACACGCCCGAAAAGGTAGAGCGGTGGAAAGCGGGTTTTGTCCGCGAACTCATCCGCCAATACCGGGTAGAAGAAGTCATCATGGAGGAAATCTGCAAGGCAGGGAACCGGGCAACCGCCGACATCCGCAACACGATGGGCGACGTGTACGCCGACAGCTTAGGCGAGGCGCAAACCGTCATCGAGGCACAAGCAGACCGCGCGGGTGTCAAGGTGTCGTTCGCGCAGCCCAACAAACGCGAAATCAAAGCGATTTTCGCCGCGCACGAAACAGCATTCACAAAGCTGGCGTACAAGAATTTAGGGCAGAACACCGAAATTCGCCACAAGCTACAAAACGCGCTGGCGCTGTCATCCACGCTGGGCGAGGACAGGAAGAAACTGATGAACCGCATCAGCGACATCACAGGACAGAGCGAGTGGCAAGCGCGGAGAGTGGCGCAGACGGAACGGACGCGGTCACAAAGTCAAGCGAGTTACGCCGCGTCGCAGGAGGCAGCAGACCAAGGCGTAACGGTTTACAACAAGTGGTTCTGCCGCTTCCAGAACAGCCGCGAGGCGCACATGGCACGGCACGGCAAGATGGCGAAGCAGGGAGAATGCTTTCCGAACAGCAACATCCGCTTTCCGGGCGACCCGAACGGCAGCGCAGCGGAAACAATCAATTGTTACTGCATGATTATGCCGAAAGTAATCCTGTCCACCGAGTATGTGGACGAAGACGGCAACATCCAAAAGAAGGAAAAGGAATGAGCGGGTTCGTAGACCACACGCAGGAAATCAACGAGAAGCTGAAACGCGCGATGGAAATCGGGCTTTTGGCTGTTGGGCAAGAAGCTGTCGGCATGGTACGCGAGAAGATGGTTACTGGCTATGAGCATAAGGTGTACGACACTGGCAATCTGGCGCGAAGCATCACCGCCGACATCGACCCGGACAACAACAGCGTAACAATCGGCACAAACGTCGAGTACGCGCATTATGTGCATGATGGACACGCCGGACACGCTGTTTTCTTTCCCAAGCTGGGCGACAAAGGCGAGTTCCGCGTCATGCCGGGAGGATACACCCCCGGCAGACCGTTCATGACGGACACGTTCGCAGATTCCGCAAACGCAGGACGTCTTGTGGACATCATGGCGGACGTAATCAAACAGAATATGGACTAATAACAGCAATATCAGCGCATGGCAAAGCACCGCCGTGCGCTGTTTGCATATACGCGGAAAGGCAAAGCACCGCCTACCCGCAAACAATCAAAGGCGCAAAGCACCGCGCCCCGAAGAAAAGGAGATTGAATCATGAATATCCTCACCCGAAAAAACCTGAAAGCCCTGAATGTGCCTGATGAAGCGATTGACGCGATTGTGGAAGCCCACAGCGACGCAATCAACGACATCAAGGCGGAGCGTGACAAGTACGCGGAAGAGGCGAAGCAGATTGCGACGCTGACCACGGAGCGTGACACGCTCAAGCAGCAGCTTGCCGACGCGAAGAAGAGCGGCGGCGACGCGCAGAAGATTCAGGAGGCGTTCGATGCCTACAAGCAGCAGGTGGAGACGGAAAAGAAAACCGCGACGCTGACAACCGCCGCGAGAAAGCTGCTGACCAGCAAGGGGATGCAGGAGAAACTTGCTGACCTCGTGATGGCAAAGCGCGGACTGGATGGCATCGAACTCGACGACAAGGGCGCAATCAAGGATGGCGACAAACTGATTGACGCGCTCAAGGGCGAGTATGGCGACCTTTTCTCCACGCAGCAGCAGCAGGGTACACCTACCACAACCCCGCCGAGCGGCGGCAATGCCACGCACGGCAGCGGACGCGCCGCAGCACTGGCGGCGAAGTACGCGCAAGATATGTATGGCGCAGTTGCGCCGGAAGGAGCGAATAAATGAGCTTTACCAGCAAGGCGACCGGGACTGTTTACCAGCCCGGTTATTTTCTTGAGAACGCGGAAGACGCAATCCGCGAAACCAAGCAGATTAAGCAGTCGGGCGCTACCACCGCCGAAAACGGCGCGAAGTACGTCAAGATGGGGACTGTTTACCCCGCGAACGACGGCACTGCCGTCGGCATCGTGTACGAGGACGTGGACGTTACCAGCGGCGATATGCCCGGCAGCGTCGTAACGCGCGGCACGGTTTACGAGAGCCGTCTCCCCGCCGCAATCAACAGCACCGCCAAGAGCGCGCTGACGGCAAAGGGCTTCTACTTCATCGCCGCCGAAGCCGCGACGGTACGTCCGTACTGACGAAAGGAGAATACTATGCAGATTCCATCTTTTGAGAATAACATTTTCGGTCTTATCCCCAAGGAGGAGTGGCTGGACGTTGGCTTTAACGTCAGCCGCCCGAACGACCCGGTTGATGCGCTGTTCCCCGACCAGTACAGCGACAATCTGGTTGCAAAGTGGCAGGAGATTGCCAACCAGTACCAGCTTCCCGTGATGGCGGACTTCCACAGCTTCGATAGCCGGACGAACATCGCCACCCGTATTCCCGTTGACACGCACAGCATCGAGAAAGGACTGATTAAGGTAAAAATTAACCAGTCCGAGCGTATGCGTGCGCTGCTGCGTTCCGGCGTGCAGAATGACGCCATGTATGATTATGTTATCCGTGACGGCATCATGCTTGCCGACCAAGTTGTGACGCGAACCAAGGTTGCGAAGAACGAGGTTCTGGCGACTGGCAAAATGACCATCAAGGAGAACGACCTCGACCTGACCATCGACTACGGCGTGAAGCCGGAGCAGACGGAATTCACGTTCGACTTCAGCGAGGACGCGGACATTCCGGCGCAGATTCAGTTCGTCGTTGACACCGCGCTGGACGCTGGCACAACGCTGGACACCATCGTAACGAGCCGCAAGGTTATCAACAAGATTCGCGCGAACAGCGCAGTCCAGAAGCGCATCAACGGCACTTTGAGCGAGGGCGCATATGTAAGTAACGCCGCGCTGAATACGTTCTTCTCCACGGAGTACGGCATCAACCGCGTTATTACCAACGATTTGCAGTACGCCATTGATGGCGGCATCGGCGCGGACGGGCGACCGATTCGCACCACGAAGCGCTATTTCCCGCAGAACAAGATGACGTTCCTCGGCACTGGCAGCGCCATGACGCGCATCGGCGCGGGCTTGTGGGGACAGACCCCGGAAGAAACGGTCAACACCACGAACACTGGGCTTAACGTCAATCAGTCCGGTCAGCACCGCTATGTGATGGTGTCGCAGTGGGTGGAGAACGACCCCGTTGTTCTGTGGACGCGGGCATCCGGCTTGTTTATGCCGGTTATCTTTAATCCGCAGAGCATCTGGATTGCAACCATCACGGACGCGGCGACGGGTCAGTTGACGGTTTCCTCTGCCGCTGGCACGGGCAAAGGCAACACGAAGCTGACTGTCAGCCCCGCAAAGGAATCCAGTTCCAATTTGTACAAGGTGAAGGCTGGCACGACCGCGCCGACTGCGACCTATGGGCAGAATGTCCGCACTTGGAGCAACTGGGACGGCACGTCTGACCTTGCCATTGCTACCGGGCAGAAGGTGACGGTTGCGGAATGCACCAGCGACTACCGCGTGATTCGCTCCGGCAGCGCGACGGTGACGGCAGCGACCTAATGGAGGTGGAAGCATGGCTGTGACGCTGGAAATGGCAATGCGCGAGTGTAACAACTTTTTTGAGCGCTGCAAGTACGCTGGGGAGATTCGCATCGCGGGCGGTAAAATCGTTCCTGATGTAGGTTCGCCCTATGTGTACATCAGCGGCAGCGCGCGGAACGACGGCGTTCACAGCCTTGTTTCTGGCGCAATGGAGGACGCGGACGGGGATGAAACTTTCGACGGCACGTTGTGGTTTCTTTACCCGCCGCGCCCGTTTGTCGAAATTGCAAAAGAGTGCGCGGAGTACGAAACGAAAAACCCAACGGGGGCATACACCTCGGAATCGTTCGGGCATTACAGCTATTCGCGGGCGACTGGCAGCAACGGCGTTGTGACGTGGCAAGCGGCATTCGCGGACAAGCTGCGCCCGTATCGGCACATGTACACGGAGGTGGGCTGATGGCGTGGAGTGATTTTCTGGATGACGCTTGCATCGTCGATAAGCGCACGGAATCCGACGGCATGGGCGGCATCGTTGTCACATGGGCAGATGGCGCGCCGTTCCGTGCCGGATTCATCCGCAACAGCAGCACGGAAGCCCGGATTGCATACCAGAACGGCATCCGCGAACTCTTCACCATCGTTTTTTCCGATATGTTGGAACTGCTTCCGAACGACCGCGTGAAGCGGATTTCCGACGGCAAGGTCTTCCGCATCACGTCCGACGCGCGGGATATGACAACGCCGGAGCAGAGCGATATGCACTTCCGCGAGGCGGACGCGGAGGTGGTGACGGCGTGATTGACTTGCAGCGGAAACTATACAAGTTTTGGAGCAGCTTCACCTACGAGGGCAAGCCAATTCCCGCGTATGTTGAGGACGCAGTGCCGGAGGAAGCGTCTTTTCCCTATTTTGCGTTTCAGGTGCAAGAGGGAGACACATTCGGAAAATCTACAATGATTTGCACGCTATGCTGCCAGGCGGAAAACGGCAGCAACGTCAACTTGCAGCGTGCGGCAATCCTTGACGAGGTTCGCCGCGCTATTCCGCCGGAGGGAACGGCAATCTATTGCGACGATGGCTTTATCACGCTATACCGTAACAATAGCAACTTTTTCCGCCTCGAAGTGGACACGACGCTCAAGAGCGTCTGCTATGGACGGATTTACTACGAAATCGTTACTTACTACACCTAACAGGAGGTAAAAAAATGACGACTGGTCTTCGGGCAAGCACCTTTGAGAATCTGCAGCTCAATGCCGGGATGTTTCTTGCAAATTTTGACTATTCCACCGCCACGGACGCGGCGACGCTGGGCGCGCTGCTGAAAACGGAGCGCGAAAAGACGAGCGGCTCTGCGCTGATTGGCGCAACGCGCGGCGGCGGCACGTTCGTCTGCACGCCCAACACGCGAAGCATCGAGGCGGACGGCAAGCGCGAGGAATGGAAAGGCAGCAGCGTCAATGATGGCTGGACTATCAAGCTGACGACTACCCTGCTGGAAATCAACGCCACCAACCTTAAGCGGTCTTTTGGCACTGCCGACGTAACGGACACGGAGAAGAAGCACACCATCAAGATTCGCACTGACATTAAGGATGCGGATTATATTGATAGCCTTGTCTGGGTGGGCGACACCTCGAAGGGCTATGTGCTGATTGCCATCAAAAACGCGCTGAACACGGCGGGCGCAACGCTGACGTGGACGGACAAGGGCGAGGGCACTATTCCGGTGGAGTTTACCGCGCATCAGGACGGGCTTGAAACCGACGGATATGCGCCTTGTGAGGTCATTTTCTTCGACCCCGCCGCCTAACAACACGCGGCAGGGTTCGCGCCCTGCCGCACTTTCGTGAATTTTGAGGAGGGAAACGCATGAATACCGCAACCGCATTTGAGCAGATGGCGAACGCCATTCCGTACATCGACAAGCTGGTAAACAGCAAGGAAATGAAAGCCTTTGTGGAAGAAAAAAGCAAGGGTGACGTTGTCGGACGAGACATTCTGATGAAGATGCTGCCGATTTTGTACGCCAAGCATCCGAAGGAAACGATGGGGATTCTCGGCGCGATGCACGGCAAGACGGCGGAGGAAGTCGCAGAAATGGACTTCACCGAAACCGCCGCCATGATGGACAAGGACACACTAGATTCGCTGTTTGCTTTTTTTACCTTTGCGCTTCGTCTGGGGTGCATCATGTAATCCCTGTGTTATACAAATACCGCCCGCAAAACGTTCACGCGCTGGGGGTGCTTCTGGCGCACGAAACGCAGGAGGAAGCAAAACGTTGCTACATGGCTAATATGGCGTGGATGACGGTGCTCGCTATTTCGTCGTTCGGCGGCGCGAATCTGGAAATTCCGTCATATAGCGACGTTTTCGGCGAAGAGAAGCACGAAACAAAGCAAAAAACAGCAGAGGAAATCTGCGACGACATTATAAACGGACTAATGGCGAAGGGAGGTGCAGAAGATGGCGGAAGCATTTGAGTTGTACGCAAGTTTTAAGATTGATACAAGCGGATACACACAGGAACTGAATAAAATCCGGCAGGAAATGGAGCAGTTTCAGCAGGAACTTAACAGCCTTGCTATTCATCCGACGTTTGACGGCGGACTTTTTCGGACGGAATTGCAGCAAGCGCAGCAGCAGTCCACGCAAGCGACGGAAGAAATCCAGCGTTTGCAGCAACAAATCCAGTCCTTGCAGGAAGCCGCAGACGGCGATTCTGGCGGTTCGGGCGGCGGTGTGCTGAGCGGATTTTTGAGCCGCCTTGATGTGATTGGCGATATTGCAAGCGGGCAGTTCCTTGCTAATATGGCAGTGAATGGCATCAATAGCATTATCGACGGCATCACGGGTTCGATTGATGAATCAATCGGGCTTGCGTCCGACCTTGTGGAGACGCAGAACGTTGTGGACGTGACGTTTGAAGATTCCGCGTCCACCATCAACAAGTGGGCGCAGGAGGCGCTGAACGCCTACGGCATCACGGAAACCAAGGCGAAACAGTATTCGTCCACGCTGGGCGCTATGCTCAAGTCGATGGGCATCGCGGATGACCAAGTGCTGCAAATGTCTATGGACATGGCGGGGCTGGCGGCGGATATGGCGTCGTTTTACAATCTCGACCACGACACGGCATTTGAGAAAATCCGCTCCGGCATCTCCGGGGAAAACGAGCCCTTGAAGGCGCTTGGCATCAATATGTCTGTCGCAAACCTGAACGCCTTTGCCCTCGAAAAGGGCATGAATAAGGCGTTTGATAAGATGTCGCAGGCGGAACAGGCGACGTTGCGCTATCAGTATCTGCTGGAAGCCACGAAGGACGCTCAGGGCGACTTCGCGCGAACCGGGGACAGCTTCTCAAATGAGATGCGCAAGCTGCAAACGAATCTCGACCGCATTAAGACAGAGTTTGGCAAGGGTCTGCTGGGCGTTGTAACGCCCGCGATTTCGCTGCTCAACAACGTGCTGTCGGATAAGTCATACCAGTACACCACAGCCGAAAAAATCATGCAAGAGCGGGACGACGCAATATACGACGCAAAGGCGACCTATGCGCAGTCGCTCACAATCGTTAATTCCATGCGCAACATGGAGCAGGAGAGCGGCAAAGCTGTAAAGGCAACGAAAGCGTGGCAGGAAGCCCTCGAAAACCTTAAAAACGTTATGCCGGGACTTTCGCAATACGTTGATTTAACCTCTGACGCAATTATGGGCAACACAGAGAGAATTAAACAGTATGTGGATACCGTGAATGGCGTGTCGCTGTATGGTGCACATGATACCGCCGTTACCGATGCACAAGCAGCAGTTGATGAAACGGAAAAACAGCTTGAATCCCTATATGCACGCAGAGATTATCTAAACTCGCTAATTGTGGGGTCTAACGCTGAAGAAGTAAAAGCCGCATATCATGATGTAGTAGAAAATGCCTATCAGTCCTTTGTCCGCACAATGGCTGGAACAAATGCCAACTATACGTTTGCCAATACATTTGACGAATTTTTTGCATCGCAATATGATGAAGTCGACAGGGCGATTCGCGGGGTTGGAGATTCTTCCATAAATCTCTTCGATTTCGGAGACATGCAAGCTGCGGCGTGGAGCAAGCTCACAGAAGCAATGAGCTTGCAAACATTCGATAGCAGCGCCGCCGCCGGAGAATTGGAAGATGTTAATAGGCAAATCGAAGAAACTAACGATAAACTGAACGAGAATCAGACCGCGCTTGCAAGGGCAATAGCGGAATGGGAAGCGTACAAACGTGCACACCCGGAAGCCGAAAAACAGGTAAAATTCAACGAAGCCGTCGAGGACGAAAAGAAAGCCCTCGAAGACCTAAAGACCGCGCTGAAAGACGTGGATACCTACCGCGCGGACACGCTGAAAAAGGCGCAGGAAGCCTACAAGGGCGTTGCGTCGGGCATGGGCTACATGGTAACGCACACGCAGGAAGAAATGAAGAAGCTCCTCGATACCGATTACAGCAAGGAAAACGTGCTTAGTTGGTACGGCACGAATGCGGATGCGCTACACGCCTACAATGATGCTTTGCAGCAAGCCGAAGCGGCTGGCGTTGACGTTGGCATTTTGTCAGGGCTTACTACATACTCCCGCGATAACGATGCGTACCTTTCGCGTCTGCTGAACCTAACGCCGGAAGAAATCAAGCAGCTAAATGCAGACTACCAGCGCGCCCGCGACGAAGAAAACGCGATGGCGGAAACCAAAACGCGGTATACGCTTGCGAATGATGAAACCTATCAGTCAATGCTTTCAACCATGGAGAAGGCGCTCGAAGCGTTTGACCAAAAGGACGCAATCACTGCGTACATGGCGGAAAATGACAGCGCGTTTTTGGCTGGCATCGACGACATACGCAAGACGCTCGAAGCGGAAATTCCGGGCATCAATGCGCTTCTCGAACAGTTGGGGTTCAAGCAAATCGATTACGAACTGAAAGATAAGCCGTGGATATCCGACTTCTTCGTTCGCGGCGATGCTGACCAGCGAGAAGAAGATATTGCGCACGAGAAAACCGCCCCGACGCTCAAAGAGCAAGCGCAAGCACGCCGCGCCCGCGAACAGGCACGAGCGCGAAGCGGCTATGCGGACATGATTGAGGATGGGCTAATGCCCGACGACATCAAAGCCCGCGCGCAGCGGTGGAATCGGCTCGTCGAAATGAAGACGCAGGAAATGAACGACATCGTTGACATTTTGGAACAGCGCATGGAGGAAAACCAGCGTCAACGGGAAGCCGAAGAAGCGGAGCAGTGGAATAATCGAGCAACAAAAGATATGCCGCCACTATATATGATGGACACGATTATTGCCAACGCAGCGCACCCTAAATTTGTGCCGAATACATACATCGGCACACCTTCGAGCGAACAGCAAGAAAAAACAACGGGCGGCAATGTTTTCTCCGCCATCGAAAGCGCCATTGACGCAGCAAAAGAAATCGAAAGTAGAACGATACAGGAAGATTTTGTAACGCAGTCTATTTTCAATGCGCTTGGAGGAATGATGGAGAACTACAAGGAAAGCCTAAGAAACAACAGCGCACCAAACATCTTCAACAATGGCGACGGCGTTCTTTTCGTTCAGGTAACGAACCCGGACGAAATTGCGAACGCGGTTTCCGAGCTTCCGCCAACAACCATCAATAACACATTCAGCGTGGACGGCAAAACCGTCGCAACGGAGGTTGCTCCCATTGTTAACAAGATAATCGGCAGGGGCATCCGTGGAAATCTGATGGAGGTGGCGCGATAAATGGTAACACGATACCGCGCGTGGATGGGTGAGGAAGCGCTGGAAGACCTCGACCCGTCCATTATCATCATCGACATTTCGGAGGACGCGCCGAAGGAAGCCGTGACGACCGAAGCACGCCCCGGCGGGGGGCTGTACCTCACCGGGCAGCTTCGGCAGTCCATCACGGTAACAATCGCCGTTGAGATTCACGACGCAAACACAATCCACAGGCAGCTTGTCCTCGGTAAAATCATGCGCTGGGGCAGCGGTGGACAGTACCTGCGCACGTCATACCGCCCGGGACAGCGGTTGTACATCGACAGCATCGAGGCGGCGAGTGTTTCCGCGCTCAAGTGGACGGATACGCTGGAAATCAAGCTGACGGCATACCAGCGCCCGTGGTGGGAGGAAGCAACTGTTTCCAAAATGGAAACAGTTGAAGCAAGCAAAAGTGGCATCCTGACGGTTTACAATCGCGGGGACGTGGCGTGTCCGCTTGAAGCGGTTTTTGTGGCAATCGACCCGCTGACAAACGTTGCAATTAGTTGCGGAAGCGAAAAAATCGTGCTGACGAATATCAGCGTGAAAACGGGCGAGGAAATCCGCATAGTACACGACGATAACGGCATCCAGCAAATCACGGCAGCGGGGGCATCCGCAATGGGCAACCGAAACGGACAGTCTGCCGATGAAATCACGCTAAAGCCCGGAATTAATAAAGTGTCGTTCAGCGGCGACGGGCTTTTGTCGCTGACGGTCACAGCGAGGGGGCGGAAATATTAACTACAAAGCATACGGCACACCGCAGGAAGTAACACTAACGTCAAAAACAAAGTGTTTCCTTGTTATCAATTACGATAAAGACGACCCAAACGGTTGGAAAATGGAGGAAGGATATCCAACAATAGGGAGAACGAAGGTCACGTTCCCGGTTGTGCTCCAGGCTGATGCAGTGATTACATCCGCACGAGTGCACGCAGACTTCAAGCGCGACTCTTGGGGAAATCAGCGGAAACAGGACGTGAACGACATCCACGTTGACGAAGCCGGATTTGCAACGGTGACGCTTCCTGATGGCGCAAGCACTGCGTCGCTTACTGTAACGCTATCTTTCCAGCTTTGGGATAGAGTTTACATGGATACAAAGGAGCGGACTTTTAACGTAGACGTTAGCGATATCTACCTCACAATCGACTACGTTTCCGGCATCATCCCCGACCCGGACGCAAGCAAGGCGTACACCAACAACGTCCGCTTGCCGCGTCTGCTGGACAAAAATCTGCGGGAAATCAAGCGCCTGCGCCCTTCTTCGTTGTCTTTGTCGCTGACAATCGACGATATTTCCACCGCAAGCATGACGCTCGTGGATGGCACATGGATGGACGCAACGCAGTTTGTGGAGTTGTATCACATCGGCGGCAGCGTCGGCATCTTCCGTTTGCGCTCGGACACGCAGACTTACAGAAATTACGCAACACAGGAAGTCAACCTTGACCACGCTATTTCTACGCTGATGGACGGGCTTCTGCCGGAGCAGCTCAAAATAGGCAGTGCATCCGTTGACGCGGTTGATGTTCTGGCGCAGCTTCTCACCTACCAGCCGGAGACGCGCTGGCAGATGGGAACGTGCGAGTTATCGCAACACCTCACATACGATTTCGACGCGGGGACGAACATCTGGACAGCAATCAACAACGTCAAGAACTTGTCGCCCGCAGAAATGATGTGGCAGTACGACTTTTCCACCCATCCGTGGACGCTCAACCTCGTTAACATGCCAAATACCGTCTCCTGTGAAGCGCGTTTTAACGGCGCGCTGACCAGCGCAACGGTCAGCACCGACCGCGATGACCTTGTGACCCGGATGTACGCATACGGCAAAAACGGCATCACCGTCGGCACGGTAAACGATGGCAAGGACTACATCGACGCGGACACCATCGACGAGTGGGGCATCGTGTGCGGCAAATACTCGGATAACAGCATCACGGACAAGGAGACGCTGCTGGAGAACGCAAAGAAGGAACTGGCGAAAAAGAAAACCCCGCCAATTTCCATCGACGTTTCACTTGTGGAGCTTTCCGCCATCACGGGATTACCCTACGACCATTTCCGGCTGGGGAGCATCTGCCGGGTTGCAATGCCTAAATTCGGGCGCTGCTACGATGAGCGCATCCTGACACTTAACGCGGACAACGTGCTGCTTGAGCCGCAAAAGGTACAAGTCACCATGTCAACGGAGGGCAAGAGCGTCAGCGGCATCATCGAGGCGCTGGGCGGCAAGAGTGGACTTATTTCCGCCGGAACGGAATAAGGAGGACGCATGAATGAGTTAAATTATACTTGCAACTTGTCTGCTGGGTTGCGGATGACACCGCTCAAAGCGGCGCTCGTGCAAGGCGAAGCAAACGCCCACACGCTGAAAATCGCGTTTGAGAAGGACGGCGCACCGTATAGCATGGATTCGGGCGCAACGATTGTCGGCAGCTTTATCAGGCTGGATAGCGTCGCAAGCACAGACGAGAACCCGACGATTCTTCTTCAAGGCGCAGTCAGCGACGGCGTGGCATCCGTGACGCTTTCCGCTGCTTGCTATGCTGTTGTTGGGCGTTTCCGCCTGATGGTCACGGCGACGGTCGGCGAGGACACGACGGCTATCTTGTGGCTTGAGGGACGTGTTGCGGCGGGGGCAACAGGGACGGTGTACGACCCGGATAACGTCATCCCCGACATTACGACGGTTCTTGCAAAGGTGGAAGACTGCAAAAACGCAGCGGCAAGCGCGAATGCAGCGGCAGAAAGCGCAACATCCGCAGCGCAGCAGTTTCTGGGGAAGTACATCACGGATGAGGAAAAATTGTTACTGCTGGAACTGCTGCAAATGGCGGCGTATCGCTCAAACACTGCTGCACAAAACTACAGCAAGCTATACGCAGCGTGGAAGGACGATGTATCAGCGCTTGAAGAGCAGCGCCCGCGAATCGTCAGCGTTGAGGCGGACAAAACGACAATCGCCGTCGGCGAGAGCGTGACATTCACGGTGACGCAGAAGAACGCGTCATCAATCCGTTTCCTTGTGGACGGCACAGTAAACGAGCGAATCTATGACGTTCAGCAGGAAACGATAACGTTCACAAAGCAGTTTCAATTTACCGGGAGCGGAACGCATATTGTTGCATTCCAGGCAGTTGACGCGAGCAGTAACGTCGGTCTGGAATCGGATAGTATCATCATCACAATTAAGGAGGCGGCACAAAATGGCGTGGAATCTAATCCGCAGGAATAACGGCGAGACTATCCACACGGACTATGTTGAGTGGATGTTGGATAACGCCGCCGACATCTCCAATGGCACAGAGCCGGGGAAGTCCGGAAGCATCGGCAGTCTGGCGTACACCGCCGGATTCGGGGCGATGTGGCAGAAGAACGCGCAGGGTGCGTGGGTGAAGCTGGGAGGTGGCACGAATGGTTGACGCAAGCACGATTGGTGTGATTCAGGCGCTTTATGGCGTTGGCGCGAATGGCGGGATTCCAACGTCGCTGGTGACGGACAAGACGCTGACGCTTGAAAACCGCGCGGCGGACGCGAAAGCTGCTGGCGACGCTATCCGCTCGGTTACGAATACCGCCAACACGCTTTCCGCGCGCGCGAATGTTTTGTCTGGCAGTGTGTCCGGCGCGTCGATTACTGCGACGGATTCTTTTGCCGCGCCTTTTGTCGGACTGAGTGTCTGCGGCAAAAGCACGCAGGACGGCACGCCGCTCCCGACTGCGCCCGTGCCGATTGTCAGCGCGGGTGACGGCGGAACGGTGGTGGTCACGGTGTCGGACGGCGCGAACAATTCGCAGACGCTGACGCTGCAAACGCCGAACGCACTGCCTGGCATCCCGGTTTCCTCCGGCGGGAACTACACGGACGAAAACGGTCAGCAGTGGGTGTGCGATGAGGTAGACTTGGCGCGCGGGGTACGCGTGCAGCGCATCACCAAAATCAAGGTTACGTCGTCGCTCAACTGGCAGAAGTCTGGACAAAAGGTTGATAGATACTTTGCTTGGTTCGCTGGCACTTCTGCGACAAATGTTCTTTGTACGCACTTTTCCACCACGGTAGGTTCGGAAGTTGTCGGCGGCGCTATCGCAAACCAAAACAACCTCATCGGCTTTGCCTATGCGCAAAAAGGCACATCAACACTTGATGAATTCAAAGCATTCCTCGACGCGAAAGATGTGTATGTTTGGACATCGCTTGCAACTCCCGTCGAAACCGCCCTTTCCGCTGCTGAAATTGCCGCGTACAAGGCGCTGACCACCTACGCCCCGACGACCAGCATCAGCGTTACTGATGGCGCTGGCGCAGAAATGAAGTATCAGCGTGACGTAAACATTGTAATCAAAAATCTTGAGGATGCGATTGCATCCATGACGCAAAATTAAGGGGGTATCTTTATGGCAATCAATAGTAAGGCACGGCATGATTTGACGCTGCGCGCGATTAAGCGCGAGATTTCCGCTGGGCGCGACGTGGCATTCTGGCTCGATAAGGCTTATGCCCACCTCGATAACGGTCTGTTTGGCGAGAACGACATCGCCGAAATTGAGACGTTGGCACAGGCGTACTATGATTCGCTGGACGCAGCGGAAAATGAGGGAGAAAACGCAATCTAAGTTGCACGCAAGTTGCAAGTTAGTACCAAGTTAGTACCAAGTTTGAGGAGGTGTCATCATGCCCAAAATCGCAGTATCCGCCATTCTGGGCGACTTCCAGCGGATGCTTGACGAGCACTGGAAGTATACGGCTGGCGCAGCGGAGACGGGAAACGTTGACTGCTCCGGCGCGTTTGTCTGGTCATACCGTCAGCACGGGCAGAGCATCTACCACGGCGGCAACCGCATTGCGCGGACGGAAATTGTTGAGCTTGTCCCAATCTCCGCCGCAAAGCCCGGAATGGCTGTTTTTAAGTGCCGGAATCCGGGTGATTCGCGGTATGCCTTGCCGTCTGGCTACAAGCAGGGCGGAAAATACTACAACGGCGATTTGAGGGATTTTTACCACATCGGGCTGATGGGTGAGGACGGCAAGGTTCTCAATGCGCAGAGCAGCGCAACGGGCTTCGTCGCTTCACCCGTCAAGTCGTGGACGTGTGCAGGATACCTCAAAAAAGTCGAATACAAGGAGGATACACCAATGGTGGATGATAGCAACGATGTTATTTGCGTCGGACACGTGACAGCGCAGAGCGGCAGCACGGTCAATCTTCGCGCAGAGCCGAGCAAATCCGCAAAGGTGCTGGAAAAAGTTAAAATCGGCACTTCTGTCAACGTCATCGGGAATAGTGGCGGCTGGCTTCACGTCGAGACGGAGACGAATCAGGGCTACATGATGGAGGAGTTTGTCGATGTGGGTATTTCCAAAACGGAAACACCCACGCTCTCTGAGCTTGCGGAACGCATCGAAAAGCTGGAGGAACGCGTCACAGCACTGGAAGGCGGGGTAGGTTGAGATGGAAAACATCACCGCCGATAAACTGATTCTGGCGCTGGGCGTGATTCTCGTTCTGCTGGGAGCATACAATACATTTTATACCGCGCGAAAAAATGTGAGGGACGAACGCAAGCGCCAGGAGCAGCCAACAAACGCGCTTGCATCCAGCGTCGCTGACATCAATCGCAAGCTGGATACAGACAAGCGCCGCCTCGATGGGCACGAAGAGCGAATCGGCGGCTTGCGTGACGGACTGATGGTAACGTGCGCCGGAGTACAGGCACTTTTGGAGCATGAGTTACACAACGGCAACGCCGAAGAAATGACGGCGGCAAGCAGGGAAATTGATAATTGGTTGAGGGGCAATGCCCTAAAGGGAGGAAATGCAAAATGAGTGAGAATTTGAAGCGCAAACTGACAAGCCGCAAGTTCTGGGCGGCGGTTGTGTCCTTTGTGACCATGCTGACTATGGCATTCGGCGTGGCGGATGAAACCGCAACACAGGTCGGCAGCATCATCATGGCGGGTGCTACGGTTATCGCCTACATCATCGGTGAGGGCATGACGGACGCGGCTGCGGTCGCCGATGGAAAGGATAAACCGAAGGAGTAACGCATGAGCCGCGAAGTCGTATGGACAAAAGCGGTTGTAGATGCTTTTGTGGATGAAGCCTGTTTGTCCGATGAAGAAGAACTGATTATCAGGTCGCGGGCGAAAGGCTGGACACGCACAAAGCAATCAATGCAGTACAATATGAGCATTCGCAAGATTGACTATATTATACATACGCTGAAAACCAAGTACGACGAAGCGCAGAAATACTCCGAGATTTTACCAAAGCGGAAAACAAAGAAAGCCGGGACGTAATGTCCCGGTCTTTTTTTGTTGTGTACTATTCTTGCGCCTGACGCTTGCACTCGCGTTCAGCGTCGCCTCTTCCAGAACGGACATATCCCAGCGCGTAACGTAGATGGACGCAATGAGGTTGTCCGCAATGCCTTCGGCGTTCTTGCGTTTCGTTTCGACGGCTTTTGCGGATGCCGCCTTCCGTGCGGCTGCTTTTGCCGCCATCGTCTGGAACTCCTGCGTCCCCATGACGGAACGCACATCATCCTCGCGCCACAGCTTCATGGGCGCGGAGGACGCATAATGTGGATTCCGCTTAAGGATAGGCGGAGGCAGCAGCTTGTCTATCATGGACTTTGTGAAGCCCATAGACAATACGCCGCTTTGTGAAATGAGCTGTTCTTTTTGCTTTTCCGGCATGGTGTCCTCTTTATATATATCTACTTTGTAATATGTTCCTTTGATTTGCGTTTCCTATAATTTTCTCTGGCTCTGCGATTTGCTTCTTCACGTTGTTCCGAAGTCATCGATTCGTAGCGGGCTTTTTGTGCCGCACGTTTTTGTTCGGCACGCGCCTTGTCATATTCTTTTAGATACTCCTTTTTAGCAGCAAGGCGGCATTCTTCTGAACAATATTCTCCATTTCCGACGACAGAAAATGTCTTTTTGCAGTACTTGCAAATTTTCTCCTTCGGAACAACTCGCTTTCGCTCTCTTATGATATTTCCGGTGACAGCGTTATTGCGCTTTTCTTCCATTGACGCACGTCGCTGTTCCCGAATTGCTTCCGCAGTTGCACTCTCCTTACATGCTGGACAGTACTTCTGCTTTCCGCCAAAGACAATATACTCTTTCCCGCATCGCACGCACTTATCCGTGCTTCCAAGCGGTCTTCTTGCGCCGCTTCGCCTGTAAATTGCGTTATGCAGCCGATTCGCTGCTTCCTGACATTCTTCACAGCGTGTGCACTTTGTCGGACGGGTTACAACTTTTCCGCAGTCCGGGCAAGTAAATGTATGCACCATTTCTGGATTTCCACTTTGAGCACCAGTCCCGACGCGCTGGCGACGTTTCTCGCTTATTTTGTAGCACCCTTCGCTGCAATAAATCCGCCGCCCGTCGGGAACGCGCCCACCACATATTGGGCAAGTCTTATCCAACTCGACACCCCCTGCCGATTATCTAATAACCGCAACGACCTCTGCATCGCACATGATAATCTCCTGCTCGTCCTCGCCAACATGGCTATTGTCTCCTTCGCAGCGCATCAGGTACAGGTGCTCATTATAATATACCTTGTTAATGCGCAACGCCCGCGCGATATTCTTGAGCTGTTTTTCACGCGAATTTGCGATAACAATTTGCGTTGCACAAACGCCATCAAGTTCCTCATCGCTCATCTCTCCGTCGTACCAATTGTACGAGTTGGGGATGCTATCTCCAACGCAGAACTCCCGGTCATCATTGCGAAGACCCCAGTCGTAAAAATTCAAACATTCATCTTCCTTTGCCTTTTCCATCTCCGCAAGAATTTTTTCCGCCGTGGCTTCGACGTCCATGTTGTCTGCAATCGCCATGATTTCCTTAAAATCCATATCTGTTACCTCTTTCTGTCCGGGGGCTTTATTTTTTGTACCGCCCCTTGACATAATTTATTATATCACAGGTTGCGCAACTTGTCAACACTTTTTCAGGATTTTTCGCAAGTTTTTTGCGTTCTTTCCGCAAGCCACTGCGATAGGGCAAGGCGGACAACCGCCGAATCACTTAGCCCAATTCGCTGCCCAATCGCCTTAATTTGCTCATTCTGCTCGTGCGTCACAATGACGTTCTTAACAATCCGATTTCCATCTTTTTTTAACATTTTTATCCTCCTATCAGTTAAGCAGATTATCAATTGCCGTTGTCGTGCCTGCGCCGCTGAAATAATGGACGGAAATGCCGCAACCGCGCGCAACGTCGATGACGGCGTAAAACTCGGTATGCGACATATACGCCGCCTGAATCCATAATTCCGACGCGCTGCGGATGACGTTTTCGGGGCAGGTCGTACCGTGCGGATAGGCGCGGATGGAAGGGAAACGCTCGGTCAGGCGGCGCGCCCATGCGGGATGCCCGCCGACGATGACAACACCGTCAGGAATGATTCTGGGGCGTTGCGTGTCGCCGGGGGCTTCCTGCGTGTCCTCCTGTGCGCTGCGCCAGAGCGCGTCGCGAAGGGCGGTCAGCTCCTGCGCATCCGCTTCATGCGCTTGGAGGGCGGCGAATGATTTCTGCGCGTCCTTCTCCTGCTGACGGATGGCGGCTTCCAGCTCGGCAATGCGCTTTTCTGCGGCGGCGGCGCGCTGCTCGGCTTTTTCCTGCGCGATTCGTGCCGCTTCCAAGGCGGCAGCGTCGCCGCGAAGGATTTTGTCGATGCAAAATGCCTTGTCCTTTTGGATTGCACGGGCAACCATCAGCGACGCGGCATTGAGCGCCGTTTTTTCGGGCGTGTCGGAAAGAATGATAGCGGCATCGTCCGCATTGATGCGAATGTCGGCGGTGTAATCCGAGACATCAACGCCAGCGCCATCGTACATGAGCGCGAACTCGTCAATCGCTTCCACGGCAAAACGGTCGTACAGGTCGCCGAAGCCAGCGACAGGCAGCTTTCCCAAATGTTTTTGCAGGCCTTTTTTATCGTCCGCGGTCGTCTGCTCTTTTCGGATGCTTTTGATGTTAGACTGCAACAAAAGCCAGTCCGAGAGGTCGGCGAAGCTGTCATTGCTGGCAACTTTTCTTCCGGAAACAAGAATCTGGAAGAATGCAAGCATCGTGCGATAAAGCGCAGTATCGAGATTTTGGTCGAAAATCAGGCAGGAATCAAGCGAAATTTCCGCGCCCTGCGGGGATGACTTAATGGCATCATGCGTTTTATCGTATGTTTTGCGGTCAACCGCGCGGAGAAGTCCGCGAATGGTGGCTTCCTCGGCGGCGCGGAGAATGCCCAGCGCGTGAGCGGAAACAATCTGCTGTTCCGCGCGTCCGGCAGTAATTGCGACAGACGACTTGCCAGCGCCGCGCATGGTGTCCGCATAGTACTTCGCTGGTGACAGCGCATAAAACCGCTCCACCGCGTCGGGGTTGAGGAATGCCATTGCGCGCGCTACGATTGGCGCAAGGTCAACGCTGACGCGCCCTGCGTTCTTCATTGTGCTGCTCCTTTCATCGCCTAAAATGATTTCGGCGCGTTGCGGTTGCTTCCGCGTCCTCCAATCGCGCTTTGGAGACCATGCGTCGAACTCGTCTTAGCGGGCTGTAAGCGTATCGATGATGTCCCTCGCCTCGGTGGCGGTTGAGACGACATAGGCAGCATATAGCCACTTGTACGGAAACTTGTCAAGGTTTTGGCGAATAAATTCCTCTATGGTCACCCCTGCTTTTTCCGCCGCCGCCGCAATCGCGGCTTGCTTGTCGAGGTCGTCGCGGGTAGCGATAGCATCCGCGACTGTCTGTTCGTGTTGCGCCACAAATTTCGCACGCAAGTCTGTGGCGTATTCGACTTGCCTGTCGCTCACGCCGTGAATAGTCGGAAGGCTCAATGCCGCCGCCGCTTCGCGCTGCTGCTTGCGCTGCTGCTTGCGGTAGCAGTCGGCACAAAGAAGGGGATGAGCTTCTGCCCATTCCTTTTTGCTATCCGCGTCCCGGCGGTTGAAGCCGTCAATGCGACGTTCAACGGTCGCGCCGCAATCAGGGCATTTGTAGGTGGCAATTGCTTTTGCCATGTTCATTACCTCTTTCTGTCCGGGGTTCTTTTTGTACCGCCCCTTGACACTATGTATTATAGCACGAGTTGTGCAACTTGTCAATGCTTTTTAAAGATTTTTCGCAAGTTTTTTTGCATCTTTCCAGCGCTTTGTCTGCATTTCCCAACCGTCCGAATCGCCTATACTATAATCAGTAGGAGGTGGTGCGGTGTATATCCACTACAACCCTAATCCGCGCGGCTTGCGCGTCGGGGATTGCGCTGTCCGCGCAGCATCCAAGGCGGCAGGGGAGACGTGGGGCAGCACCTATGCGGCGCTCTGTGCGCTGGGCTATGACTGCGGAGATATGCCTAACGCCAATCACGTCTGGGGGCGCTACTTGCATGAGCGCGGATTCACGCGCCACGCCCTGCCGGATACTTGTCCAATCTGCTATACTGTCGCGGATTTCTGCCGTGAACATCCGCGCGGTGTGTATGTCCTCGGCATCGGCGACCACGTTGTGTGTGCCGTAGACGGCGACTGGTATGACGCATGGGATAGCGGCGCGGAAATACCAGCGTATTATTGGGAGGGGGAGGATTGATGTATGGCGTATGGTTATCCACAATATTATCCACAGATTCCGTATTATAACGCGCAGCAGACGGCGATGCCCGACCAGCTTGCGCAGCTTCGAGCAGCACAGCAGCCGATGATGCAGCAACAAGCGCAGCCGTCGAGCAACGGACTGATTTGGGTGCAGGGTGAAGCCGGGGCGAAGAGCTACCTTGTCGCAAATGGTTCGAGCGTTCTCTTGATGGATAGCGAGAAGCAGACGTTTTACATCAAGTCGGCGGACGCGGCAGGAATGCCGTCTATGCGTACGTTTGACTACACGGAGCGCAACGCATCCGTAAAGCCATCCAGCAGCGCGCAGGACGCGCCGGAGTATGTGACGCGGGACGAACTCAACACGCTTACAAAGCGCCTTGAAGCGCTAGAAGGGCGCAAGAAGAAGGGGGTAACGCAGGATGAACCCACTGTTTAATGCACTTGGTGGCGGGCAGATGCCCGGAGCGCTGGGAAATTTCCAGCAGATGATGCAGCAGTTTCAGCAGTTCAAGGCGACGTTTCAGGGCGATCCGGAGCAGGAGGTGCGCAAGCTGATTGCATCCGGCAAAATCTCGCAAAACCAGCTTAATCAGCTTCAACAGGCGGCACAAATGTTTCAATCGTTCCTCGGTTCTTAACTTTGGCTATCATTGTTGCGCAACAATTTAGCATATACTTCAAATTCCGAAAGGAGAAAAAACATGAGTATGACTTCGGAACTCTCCGCTTCTGACGTGGCTCTGCTTTCCGGGCGGAACAGCAACCAGAACGGCGACGGCATGTTCGGCGGAAACGGTGCGTGGTGGATTATTATCCTCTTCCTCTTCGTCTTCTGCGGGTGGGGCAATAATAGCTGGGGCGGCTTTGGCAATCGCAACGGTGGACAGGGTTCTGTCATGGACGGTTACGTCCTCACCTCCGACTTCGCCAATATCGAGCGAAAAATTGACAACGTGAACAGCGGCTTGTGTGATGGATTCTACGCACAGGCGCAACTTACCAATGGCGTACAGATGCAGATGGCTAACGGCTTTGCTCAGGCGGAACTCGCGCGCGCCAATCAGCAGACCGCGCTGATGCAGCAGCTTAACGCGATGCAGGCACAGGCGGCGGATTGCTGCTGCAAGACGCAGACGGCAATCCAGGGCGTGAACTACAACCTTGCCACTCAGGCTTGCGACACTCGCAACACCATCCAGAGCGGCGTTCGCGACATTTTGGACAACGCCAACGCTAACGCTCGAGCGGTGATTGACGCACTGACCGCACAGCGCATCGAGGCGAAGGACGAGAAGATTGCTGCGCAGAATCAGCAGATTTTCGGCTTGCAGCTTGCCGCGTCTCAGGCGGCACAAAACCAGTACCTCGTGAATACGATTCGTCCTTGCCCTGTTCCGGCGTACACGGTAGCCAACCCGTTCTGCTGCAATCAGGCGCAGTATTGCGCCGGTTAAGCTCCAGACAGCTTCCTGCCTGTGCAGGATGAGCCGACAAACGGCAACTGAAAAAGCGGCGGGGCGTTGATTGATTCGCGCCCTGCCGCTGAAAGGAGAAAAATCATGGCTGAATACACAGCAGCGGCGGCTCAAACCGTCGCCAATGGCAACAACGTCCTTTTTACAGACACGCCCGTCTGCGCAACGCGCTGCATCGTCCATCGTGAGGGGTCTGGCATCGTAACGCTGCGGGGCATCACAAACGGACAGTGCCGCGCACGTTTCCGCGTCAATTTTGGCGGCAATATCGCCATTCCGACGGGCGGCACTGCCGGAGCTATCTCTGTTGCGCTTGCAATCGCGGGTGAGGTGCTTCCGGCTTCTACCGCCATCGTCACCCCTGCGGCAGCGGCGCAGTACCAGAACGTCAGCGTCGATACCTTTGTTGATGTTCCGGCGGGGTGCTGCACGACCATCAGCGTCAAAAATACCGCTGGCGTGGATATTGACGTGCAGAACGCCAACCTGATTGTCACGCGGGTTGCGTGAGGAAAGGAGAAACGCAATGAAATATCTTCACGAACTTAAAGAAAAACTCTGCGAAGAGCTGCAAGAGATTGCGGAGAAGCAGGATATGTCCGCTGGCGACCTCGAAGCCGTGCACAAGCTGACAGACACCATCAAGAACATCGACAAGATTGAGATGCTTGAATCGGACGGGTACAGCAATAACGGCGGCGACTGGGAAGCGCGGGGAAACTACGATGGTATGTATCGCGACGACCGATACAGCCGCCGCGGACGCGATATGCGCGGACGGTACAGCCGCCACGACGGAACGGACAAGCGACTGATGGACGAGCTGGAAGAGCTGATGCGTACCATCGAGCCGGGAAAGCGTGACGTGATTCGGCGGGCGCTGGAAGAACTGAAAGAAGCATAACGGAAAGGGGCTGGCTGCGTGGTTACGCTGACGTGGATTGATGGGCAGATTGAAAAGGCAATCGAAGAGGGCAACAATCCGCAGAACATCCGCGATTTGGCGGCGCTGATTACAGTGCGTGAGTACCTCGCCACGCGGTCAGCCCCGAAAACCGATGAACAGAGTGTGCAGGAATCCGCCGATGATAAGAAGCGCCGGGACGCGGTTGTCCTCATGACGCATAGCGCGGACTTGGACACCGTGCCGACAATCCAGCAAGTGGAGACAGCGCTGCAATCCATCAGCGTCAACACGCCGGAGGAACGAAAGCGTGTACAGGATGCGAAGAAGTGGGCGCAGATTATCTCGCAGAAAAACGCCTGACAAAAATCCCCTCCATGAATGCAATATGGAGGGGATTTTTGACCCCCGTTTTGACTACTTCGCAAGACGGAAAGAGGGTCAAAATTGCGAATCTGGGGATTTCGTATTTCGGATGATTGTGCTACAATCAAGCATTATCAATGGATTGCAGCGGGTGCAAAAATGCAGTCATAAAAACATCAATTCCTTTCTGATGAGAATATCATAACGAAGAAAGCGGATTTCGGCAAGCGAAATTCAATAGGTGGTCGGATTGGAGGGGTAAGTGGTCGGTCGCGCCAATGGGCGCGACAATGTGCGAGTGGTCGAATGTGCAGCTTGGGGGCGCGTCTGAGGACGCGCAAAGTTACTGGCAGGGACGCTTCGCTGCCTGCGCCTTTGTTGACTGTTCCCTTTGAGTAGGTTTGACGAGGAACAGTTGGGGCGTTGCCCCAAACCCTACCAGAGGCGCTGCCTCTGGACTCCGCAAGGGG